GCCACCAGGGCGGCCAACGATTTCGAGAAGGATGATGTGAAGCTGCGCCAGGGCCAGGGGGCCGCGCAGGACCTCCGCACCATCCTCGACACCCATCTCAAGCCCGCGGGCAACAGCCCAGAACGTGGCTCCGAGGACCGCGAATGAAGGCGCTCGATACAGGACACCAGAGGCCGTGTGGCCTCGTCCTCCCGGGTGCTGACACCGTGGACATGACCGTGGACACCGAAAGGCCCACATGACCGCAGCAGCCATGCCGAAGCAGGTTCGCCGACAGGGTGAAGAAGCCGACGAGGCGCTCCGCCAGGCCCGCGAGAAACGCAACGCCCAGCCCGCGCCGGACGGTGCCGATCCCGCAAACCAGGCGCCCACGCCGACACCCACCCCGCCGCCAGATCCGCAGCAGCCTCCCGCCGCGCCGACCCCCACAGGGGAGATCGACGAACTCAGGCGGAAACTGTCCGAGGCCGAGCAGCGTTACAGAACGCTGCAGGGCAAGTACAACGCCGAGACGCAGAGGAATGCGGACACGATCCGCACCCTGACCGAGCGCATCACCAAGCTCGAACAGACCCCGCCCGCCCCCGCCGTTCCTGCCGGTCGCCAGTACGTGACCGCGGAGGACCAGGTGGTTGGAGACGAGATCCTTGGAGCCAGCGAGCGCGTCGCCAGGGGCGTTGCCGAAGCAGCCGTGAAGCCCGTCCGGGAGCAGCTTGCTGCCACCCAGGCGGAACTGGCGGAGGCCCGGAAACGCTCGTACTTCGCCGTCCTGAACGCCGCATGCCCGACGTGGGAAGCGGTGAACACGGACGAGAAGTTCCTCGACTGGTTGGAGCAGCTGGACGGCACGTCCGGCCAGACCCGCCAGGCCAGCTTGGCCAATGCCCACGCCCGGAGTGACGCCGCACACGTCGCCTCAATCTTCAACGCGTACCTGACCCAGACGTCGCCGCCAGCGCCCCCCTCGACTCGTCTCGAAGGCAAGGTGAAGCCCCTGCCCGGCAGCCAGGAACCCCCTCGGGAACCGGCCAAGGGTCGCGTGTTCACGAAGGGTGAGATCAATCGCTTCTTCGACGACATCGCCAAGGGCCGCTACCGCAGCCGGCCGGATGAGCAAAAGCAGAAAGAGGCGGAAATCGACCAGGCTGTCCGAGAGGGTCGGGTCCGGGACTGACGTCCCACCCAGCCAGATCGAGGGCAAACTCCAACAGCCAGATTGAACCGCCACCGACCACCACAACCAAAGCAGGAGAGCAGAGATGAGTATCAACGTAGCGGCACCCTACCCGCAATACAGCGGGTCGTACGTGCCGAATTCGGTGTGGTCCGGCAAGCTGCTGGTCAAGTTCTACGAGGCATGCGTCCTCGCGGCGATCAGCAACACGGACTACGAGGGCGAGATCAAGAAGATGGGCGACAAGGTGATCATCCGCACCACGCCCACCATCGAGATCCGGGACTACACGAAGGGTATGAACCTCAACGTGCAGAACCCCGAGTCCGACAACGTGGAGCTGACGATCGACAAGGCCAAGTACTGGAACTTCACGGTCGATGACATCGACCAGTTCCAGTCCGATCTGGCCTTCGTCGAGGATTGGACCCGCGACGCGTCGGAGCAGATGAAGATCGCGATCGACACCGACGTCCTCGGTGCGGTCTATGCCGATGCCCACGCCGCCAACAAGGGCGCCACGGCCGGCCTGGACAGCCAGGACATCGACCTCGGCTCGGCTGGCAGTCCCAAGGCCATCTCCAAGACCAACGTCCTCGACTTCATCGTCGACATGGGCACGGTCCTGGACGAGCAGAGCGTCCCCGAGACGGATCGCAGCCTCGTCATTCCCCCGTGGATGGCCGGCATGATCAAGAAGTCCGACCTGAAGGACGCCAGCCTGAGCGGCGACGGCACGTCCATCATGCGCAACGGTCGCCTCGGCATGATCGACCGCTTCACGCTGTATTCCAGCAACCTCCTGGCCACCGGCACCGACACGGCCAAGGTCTGGAACATCATCGCGTGCCAGCGGCACGGCATCTCCTTCGCGGCCCAGATCGCAAAGACCCGGGTGATCAAAGACCCGGAGAGCACGTTCGGCTCGCTCGTCAGCGGCCTGAACGTGTACGGCTACGATGGCCTGAAGCCCGAAGCGATCGTGCACGGATACATCAAGAAGGGCTGAGTTGGGGCAACCTGACTCTCAACGGAGAACCACATGAATCGTCGCTTCCTGATCGCCATCGCCGCAGTCGCGCTGCTCGTCCAGAGCGTGCCCGCGGCCGAGTACACCAACACCAGCCGCTCGTTCCAATTGGGCGCTGGTGCCATCGGCAAGGACTACGTCATTGCCGGCGAGGCGGACCTCACGCAGTTCAGCGCGGGCACGACCAACGACACCATCGTTGTGATCGACATCCCGAGCAACACGCTGCTGGAGGCGCTGCAGTACCAGGTCACCGTGACCAACGGTGCCGCGCTCACCTTCGACATCGGTGACGCGAACTCCACCACGCAGTTCATCGCTGCGGCCAGTGGCAACACCCTAACGCCTGCCGTCGCTGCGAATAACGCGGCGACCAGGCGCTACTACACGGCGAACAACGCCGTGAAGGTGAACCTGCTGACCGGCGTCTTCACCGGCGCGACCATCAAGGTCCGAGCGAAGCTGATTGACTTCCGCTGACCCGCGGGATTACCAATCAGAGCGCTGCAAGTGCTCGCCCCGGGGGCCGACGGCGGTCCCCGGGGCTCTTGAACAGAACCACCAGGAGAAACGACATGTCCACTCCGAGCAAAGCCCCGGCCCAGAAGCCACCCCTCGCCAGCCCCACGCGCTTCCTGCGCAAGTCCAACGGCGACCCCCACCTCTACCCCTACACCGAGCGCCTGGCCAAGCGCGGCGACATGATCGAATGCGACGCGAAGGGAAACCCGGTCCAGAACGGCACCATTCCCAGCGCCCCCACCCCTTTCCGTCCGCGGCCAGTCAACGTCCCCAAGAACCCAGACGAGGTGCCCCAGGCTGCCGGCGTCGGTGACACCCCCGAACTAGCCCCGCCCGCCCGCCCCGCGCCGCCCGCTCCGTCCGGCGCCGTGGACGTTACGCCCGAGGCCCCCGTGGACCCGGCGATCGCCGAGGCCCAGGAAGCCCGCAAGGCGCAGCTGATCAAGTTCGCGCAGGACCGCTTCAAGCTCACGCTCGACCCCGAGGATTCCCTGGAGGTCATCGAGAAGCGCGTGGCCAAGAAGATGAAGGTCAAGACCCTGCCCGAGAACCTTGAGTAGCGACACATGGCCATTTCCGTCAGCGACGTACTCGCTGCGGTGAGGCCGGAACTGTCCGACGAGGTTGCGCCCTATCGCTGGGCAGACAGCCTGCTGGTGAGACTGACCGGCAACGCCCAGCGCGAGTTGTACCGACGCCACCCGGAGTCGGCGTACACCGACGCGGCCATCGTCACCACCGAGCCGGCGTTCCCTACCGCCATCGGTAGCGCCCTCGGCGTGCGCGACTTCTACCTGGAGGCCCTGGCGCACTACGTCTGCTGGCAGGCCCTCATGCAGGACAGCGAGGACGCCCAGAACAAGGCACTCGCCGCCGCCCACCTCGCCAGGTGGCAGGAGTTGGTCGTATGAGACTCATCACGTTCTACGACGACCTGCTCCCGCTGATCCACATGGACCTGCCAGGGTGCCCGCGGCCCGTGGTCATCCAGGAACTGCGCGAGGCCATCAACGACTTCCTGCGCAAGACCCACGTCTGGAAGATGGACCTAGACCCGATGTACCGGAGGGCCAACGTCACGGACTACGAGCTCGACGGCATCCCGGACAACGCCCTTATCGAGCGCGTGCTCAAGGTCACCGACAACGGCCGTGAACTGCTCCCGATCAAGCACTACACCTGCCCGCGGCGAGAACTGCTCCGCCTGAAGACCGCCCCGTCCACCAGCCTTTCCAGAGCGCTGGAGGTCGAGGTCGCGCTCAGGCTGTCCAACACGGCCGAGTCCATGAACGACGAGGCGTTCGAGATCGTCTGGCGCGACTGGCGCGAGGCCTTCCGCCGTGGCGTGCTCGCCCGCCTGATGTCCATGCCGGGCAAGACGTGGTCGAACCCGGAGCAGGCCGGCTACAACTCGGCCCGCGAGTACGAGATCCGGGGCCAGTGCATGCGCGAGATCAACCGCAGCGCCACCAACGGCCGCCTGACGATGACCGCGCCGCACCGATTCACGTTGAGGTAGCCCATGAGCAGACCCATCATCACCGTCGTCGCTGGCGATACCCTCCCGGCCATCCGGGGCCAGATCTACGACACGCTCAGTGGCGCCCCGATCAACCTGTCCAGCGCCGACATCGACGTGTTCGCCACCATGCGCGAGGCCGGCTCCGACGAGAGCCTGGCCACCATCACGCTGGCCAAGATCGACAACGGGTGGAACGGGTGGTGGCGCCTGGCCGAGTGGCCCGCCGCAGCGCTGGACGTCGAGCCTGGCAACTACGAACTCCAGATCTACTACACCGACGGCGACCTGCTGCAGACGGCCCGGAACGCCATCCTGATGAAGGTCAAAGAGAAGTTCACCGTGCCGGCATGAACGAGAGCAACTCCATATCCACGACCTGCGTGGTGGAACTGGACGTGATGAGCCTGCGGGCCTACGCCGAGGCGCCAGGGTTTGAAACGAACGAGGCCGGACAAGTCTTCGGCGAATACCCACTCGGGGGAGAAGTCTCATGAGCGTGAAATGGACCAACTTCGGCAAGACCACGATCACCAACGCCGGAGGCATCTCGGCCGCCGCCCTGAGCGTGGACGTGGCATCGGTGGACGACTTCCCGACCCTCGGTGCCTCCGACCACTTCTACGCCGTCCTGCGCAGATCCAGCGACGGCCTGCGCGAGATCGTGAAGATCACCCTCGTCAGCAGCCTGACCCTGACCATCGTCCGGGCCATCGGCGGCACTACCGCGCTGGCCTTCGACCAGGGCGACAACGTCGAGCTCCGCTTCACTGCCGAGACGCTGGAGGACATCGTCGACGAGCAAGACGCCGAGATCGCCGCGGCGAACGCCACCGCGGCAAACGCCCTGGCCACCGCCCAGGCCGCCAGCGCGGTAGCTGCCGCAACCGCAGCCCTCATCCCGCTCGCGGCCGGATCGTACGGCGCTGGATCGATAGCCACCGCCGACCTGGCTGCAGACGCCGTCACCGGAGCGAAGTTGGCCGACAACGCCGTTGCCCGCGAGCATCTGGCTGACGATGCGGTCGGTACGGACGAGATCGAGGACGAGAAGGTCACCTACGCCAAGCTGGCGCCGAACGCGACCGACATGCGGAACTACTCCACCATCACCGAGTCGTCCGAGGGTACGGTGTTCGGCCCTACCACCAAGGCCACGTTCATCAACTTCTGGGCGTACCGCACGGCCACCGGAGCCGCGATCTCACTCGCGATCTGGTCCGACACCGACGCGGCATTCCCCAGCCCGATCGACGAGGGCCAGCTGACCCTGTCCGCCAACGCCGACACGTCCGAGAGCATCACAATGGCCGTGTTCATCCCGAAGGGCAGGTACTACAAGTTTGTCCGCACGGCCGGAGGCTCCACCCGCGTCTGGCGGGCCACCGTCCGCGAATTCGGGGAGTAGCCCATGCGTCGTATCCTGACCATCGCCACCGCCCTACTGGCGCTCAACTCTGGCGCCGCGACCTTCCCCATCGTCTACTCGTTCACCAACACCCTGTGGTACACCAACACCGCGGCAGATCCACAGACCGTCGTCAGCGTCGTTGTCCAGACCACCGGGGCAGTCCAGAACGCCCTGACCATCAGCACCTTCCAGGGAGGCGACAGCAACCTCGAGTTCACGGTGGCGTCCACCACCAACTTCCGGGCCGCGGTGTGGGCCAGCGCGACCAACGACTATGCCGTCAAACTGTTCACCGGCGACCGCCTGTACATCGCCCAGACGTTCACCAACCGAGCATTCGCCACAATCTCGCTCCTTACCTCGCCCGACTCATCCAGCGGTGGCGGGTCCGTGCGGGTCATCGCCAACGGAGTCACCAACTCAGCGGCCGGCGCCATCATCATGACCGGAGACGCGATCGGAGCACACACCCAGAGCGGGTCGAATTCCACCATCAACCTTCGGACGAACCCGACCAATCTGGTATCCGAAATGGCCACACTGAACGACCTGACCTGGGACAGCACGCTCTTCACGTCGCCGGAGGACTTCCGCGCCGGATACGTCAACGGCGCTAGCTCTGGAATCGGGACCGACCCGGGAACCCCACGCGGCATCATCGTCCTGACGAAATCAGGAAGCGGGGACGACTACACGATCTCCACCAGGTTCATCTACGGAGTGAACGGCGCGGTGGTAACCAACGACCCGGACGGAAACACGGTCATCAACGGAGGGAACACCACGGGCGGAACCGTCGAGGCCTTCTTCCCAAAGAGCAACACGGCCGGAGTCGGGCGCCTTTTCTTCTCTGCACAGGCCAGCCCCAACAACTACACCTACCTCGACCTGCAGAGTACCAACTCTGGGGCGATCTTCTTCGACGGCACGAACCTCTACCTCGGGTCCTTCCTGATCTCCACCGCCAGCAACTCGGCCTTGTTCGCCGGTTTCCTGCCGGCGTACTACCAGGACGCCCAGCGCCTGACCAACCTCGTAGTGATGGAGGACGGAGCCACGATCGCCACCTCGCTGCTCGGCATCAACGGCGGAACCAACGTCACGCTGGCCATGGAGACGTGGACCAACTCGAGTGGCACGGTCGGCCAGCGGGTCACGATCTCGGCCGGCAGCGGTGGGAGCAACTACCTGCTCAACTCCGTCAACACCTGGACCGAATCGAACTCGTTCCAGAAGACCCTGATCGCACCCCAGATCACGCTGAACGGACCAGGGCGGAGCATGTCAGGCATGAACGCCACCGTCGGCATCCGCGGCACCAACGTGACCGCCAGCGGTGCGCACGCAACGGCTGCAGGCGGCCGGAGCACCACGGCCAGCGGCGACGACTCGACCGTCGGCGGTGGCAGCGGGAACAGCGCCAGCGGATCTGGCGCAACCGCAGCTGGAGGCGCGGCCAACTCTGCGTCCGGCGCCTACTCGTCAATCCCAGGAGGCTACGGGAACACCGCGAGCGGAGACTATTCGCTGGCAGCGATCGTCGGCTCGACCGCCAGCGGGTTGCGATCCACGGCGCTAGGCGCCTACCTAAACGCGGCCGGAACCGACACGGTGGTAATCGGCATCGGCCAGGCGTCCACCAACCAGCTGACCCGATACGGGCCGCGCCGGGTCTACATCGACTCCTACCAGACCAACATGGGCCTGAGCGTCGCCACGACCAACGCGACGCACGCCGTCGAGGTCGGAGGTACCGTCCGGGCCACCGCATTCCTCGGGGACGGCAGCGGGCTGTCCGGCCTTCCCAGCACGGCCGTGACCGGCGTCCTGACCACCGTGATCTACACCAACTACGACCTGCTCTACCTGACCCCGAGCGGAGGCCTGCAGCTGTACATGAATACCAATGTGGCCAGCAGCGTGACCGACGCGGTGTCCAGAATCGTCGCGGCCGGCGTTACGTCCAGCCCGACGCTCGTCCGATTCGTGGCGTCCGGTAGCTCGGTGTCGCAGGTCGTGGCAGGATCTGAATCGACCGTCTACCTTCCCACAGGAGGCGGTGGCGGAGGGAGCATGTCCGTCACCAGCACCTACGGCGTGCTGGTCGTCGGGTCCGACACCAACACCACCATCGTGGACCCCGGGTCAGCCAGCAACCTCGTGATGATGTCGAGCGGCGCTGGATTTATCCCGCAATTCCGCACCCACCCATGGGCGTCCAGCGGCAGCGTTGCGTCCGCGGTCGGCGCCCTGTCCAACGCCATGATGGCGCAGACCTGGGCGTCTACGGCCAGCGTGGTCTCCGCTGCGCAGTCCGCCAACTCCACCAGCGTCAACGGCCAGGCGTGGGGCTCATCCCCCGGGATTGGCGACATTCCCGTGTACCTTGGTGCCGCCGGATGGTCGTTCACGAGTGCGCCGCCATCTATCGCCACAGGGTCCGTATCTGGCATCTCGGCGGGTGGCAACATCTTGGTGGGCATCCCGTCGATCATCGGCGGCGCTGGCGTAACCATCGCCAGCGGGGGCACGCTCAATGGGGCGGTGACGATTTCCGTCGCATCGGTCAGCGCGTCGGCCAGGGCCACCTACGGAACGCGGTTCGAGGGCTCGACCAGCGGAGGCTGGGCCTACTCCTTCCCGCCAGGCATCGACGACATCAGCACCGACGCGACGACGAACTACGACGCATACGCGGCGTTCATCTACACATCGTCCACCAATCTGATCACCAATGTGCTGTACGGCGCGTTCTCGCCCCCGGTCTCCAGCGCCTTCTATCCGCTCAAGGTGCGGGCGAACCAAGCTGGCGCCGTGGTCGTTTTCACGGCCACAGATGGCGCGACGGCCACGGCGAGCACGCAGACCATCGCCACCGCGAACACCACCTACACGACGAACGTGGTGCTGCCGGCCACCAGCGTCACGAACTTCAAGGTTGCCGTCACGTTCTCGACCACCAACAGCGCGAACATCCATCGGATCGGATTCGGACCATGAAGCGACTGCTGCTCATGCTCGCACTGGCCGCGCCGGCCGTCGCCCAGCACGATGCCGGACTCGTTGGCCACTGGCTGTGGCCGGGTGGATCGTACAACGCCACCGTCAACAACCGGCTCGGAGGATACGCCGGAATCGTCTCGGGCACGGCTCCAGAGCCGATCACGAATTCATACTGGTTCGGAACCAACGGAACGGCATCACCTCGACTCGGCACGAACAACGTTCTGGCAGGCGCAGCGGCGCTCACCATCTCGGCATGGGTGCGCGACCTGTCGGCAAGCGGAGCGGCCACGAAGGATATCCTGACGAGGTTCCAGGCCGGCCAGATCACAAACCAGCAGGTCTATTGGTTCTACGCAGGAACCACCCCGGGCCTGTATGTCTACGGACAGGCCGGCACCCCCACGGCAACCAACTGGTATCGCACCTACTGCGAGGTCGCCCTGCCAGCCGCGAACAGGTCGATCACCAACCGCCTGTGGCACCACGTCGTTGCGACTTGGGCCGGAACGACCAACATCGTGAGGTGGCAGAACGGCGTCAAATTCGTGGCCGCTGTCACAACCGATGGATCAGGCGGGGCCGTGACCAACATCGGGTCGAACGCCATCCTGCAAATGAACATCGGCGCGACGGCCATCGCCAGCCGGTCGTGGGTGGGAATCATAGATGACCTGCGCCTGTATAACCGCGTCCTGAGCGACGCCGAGATCCTTGCGCTGTACAACGACGGCCGGGCGGCCGGGAGGGTTCCGTGAAGCGTGTGCTGCTGGCATTTCTCGCATTCGCGTCCGTGTCGCGTGGCGTAACCTTCGACGAGTGGAAGGCCACGCAGACGGATCAGGACGTACACCGTCTGGCCGCTGGCTGGATCGCATTCAACCAGCCAGCGCAGACCCCACCGACACCCGATGAGATCGCCAGCCAGGAGGCGGCTTCCGATGCCGCATGGCGCGCATCGGCTGAGTACACCAACCGGGTAAAGGCCGCGGCCATGGTCCAAGGCATCCAAACTGTGTTGAGCGCGCGCGGCATCCAGCCGCGGGCGCGGGAGCAGGTGTTTTCGGATGTGGCGGCGTGGGTGGATGCTCAGGCCGATCAGGTCGCCGCACTCAAGGTGTCGCTCAAGCTGATGGCCGCCTACGCCAATCTCGAAGCGCTGGTAGGAGACGTGCGCGGGCTCATCTCGGGGGAGCGCGTCATTTCCATGGACCGCAATCAACCCGCCGTTGTGGAGGCGTCCCAGTGAGCCCAGCCGCGAAACAGACGTGGAAGCAGGTAGGTCTGCATCTGGCCAAGCACGGAACATGGGGCGTGATCGCCGCGGCGCTGTTGCAGACGTTCGGGCCGTCGATCGCGCTGGCCGTAACCGACCGCATCACTGGCATGTCGGCTCCGCCAGTCAACATCGAGGCTATCACGTCAAATGCCGTGGCCAAGGCAGTTGCGCAGGCCGACGAACACCTGGAGCGGCGGGCGAATGCAATCGAGCAGCAGCTGGGCGCCATGGTCAAGGAGCAGACCAGGATGGCCGACAAGCAGGCGCTGATGAGCGAACGCATGGGCGAGATGGTGGGCGAACTCCGGAGGATCAAATGAAGCGAATCGTATTGTGGGCACTGGTGCAGTTGTACGTCGCCGGGCTGATGCTCTGCAGCGGGTGCAACATGACGACCGGCGCGGGCGGTGGCGGGAACGACTCCACCACGCGAGAAGCGCGGAGCCTGCTTGGAAACATCTTCAAGATCGATGGGAAGATCCTTGGGGCGATGGACCTCAAAACGATGGCGCCTCTGCTGAACGCTGCTGGGAAGGCGTACGGCGTGATTGGCGCTGGGGATCAGTTCGTCGAGTGGGATGACCGCCTTCTGGAGGCGCTGGGCCGCAAGGTGGACGACGCAGCGGCGAAGGGCGTTGACCCGTTCGCAGATGTGGCCTCGGTGGACGGGCCGTGGACCGACGCGGACGGCGCACCGGTCAAGTTCCCCATCAAACGCGACCGTGTGAAGCGCATCACCGAGACGTTCGGCGCTCCGACCACGCCGCCCGTCGTTGTTCCTTCGCCCGTCGTCACCGTGCCCGGCACAACGCCGGGAACCGGCACCGCGCCTGTGCCATTGCAGCCGGTGCCGGGAACTCCCGCGCAGCCAGACGACGACGACGCCGCGCTGGACCGCTTTGACGGAGTGCCCTGATGACCCTCGCGCCAGGCCGCTACGTTTTCACGCTGCGGGTGACGCACAACCTGCTGGGGCGCGGCGTGCCAGCAGGTACGCGCATCGTCGCCAACGTCATCATGCGGGCGACCGGGCGGCACGAATACAAGATCCGGGAGATCGCGCCCAATCCGGCCGGCTACGCGCTGGAGATGGGCGACTTTGCGGAGCCTGACTGGCTGGACGGTATCGCCATCGTGGTCCGTGAGCTGCTGGGCCAGAAGGTCGAGATCATGGTCGAGGCCAAGGACAACGGTGTGATGGTCGTCTACGTGTCGCACGCTGACACCGAGCTTCGCATGTTCTCGGCCGAGGGCAAGTGGCGGCGCGACAAGAACCAGGCGAATCTGGAGCCTACCGTGCCAGACATCCAGTCGCAGGTCCCCACGATCCGCTGGCAGGACCGCCTGACGCGCCAGATGCTGTTCATGGGTGCCCCGCAGTACCAGTGGGCGCAGATGAGCAACGCGCAGATGAACGCCGCGCTGGACGCCATTGCCGCGGCTGGGATTGACGGTCCGTCCATCGAGTTCGGAGGGGTGTTCATCAGGGACGAGTACAACAAGGTGCCCAACGGCGGTGACATTGCGGACATCTACGACCGACAGATCGAGGCATGGAAGCCGTGGGATGCGGCCATTCGCGCCCGCGGTCAGGTTGCGCACCTCGCGTTCCTGAACGCGAACCAGTCCAAGGCGAACCGGATGAGTGACGGACTGTGGGAGGCCAAGGCCCGCGCATTCATCCGCACCTACGGCCCCGAAAACAAGCTGGTCCTGCCGCTATCTGAGACGGACACCCGCACGCGGACCAGCATCGGCAACTCCATCGCCAAGGGGCTGCTGGCCGGAGGGCTTCCCAAGTCGCAGATCATCAGCATGGCCGGCAAGTGGGGCGACTTCAACGAGACGCACCACGGCCGCGGCAAGGTGCCCAGCGGTGGCCACAGGACGATCAACGTCAACGACAACGGCCCCAGCATTGCGGATCTCTACGGCCCGAAGTGGCAGCAGGGCGGAACACCGAACCTGCCGCACATCCAGGAGTACTCCGAGGAGATCCGGCGCAAGGGCGTATCCGGCGCGATCTACTCGTTCGGTACCGAGTTCGACTTCGCCGGGTGCGCCGTCGCGGGCAAGGCGTTTGGAAACGGATCCTCAACCATTCCACCGACCGATCCAACCGGATCGGCCGACTCCATCCCCGTCGAGTCCATCCGCGAGATCGGGAAGCACCGAGCCGACAGCGCCAAGGCCAAGATCACGGTTCGCCTGCACAGCGCGTCGCTAGGCCGCGGCGGTGTAACGTTGTCGTTCGATGACTTCGACTGGCCGAAGCCGAAGAAGAAGAAGGGCGAGAAGATAACGGACGGCGGTGTGTGCATCGTGTGGGAAGATGCCGGCGAGTACGTTGGGGGATGGTTCGACCACCACGGGCACGGCCAGACGTTCAAGACCACCAAGAACATCAGCGGCGGATACGTGGATGGACGCCAGCCGGCGAAGGGCGCGAAGACCTGGGTCTATTTGATCAGCTACGACGGCGCCCAGCGCTCCAACATCGTTTACGCAGGGGAGTGGAAGTGATGAGATACTACGGACCCAAGAAGTACCACGACTGGACGTTGGCTAACCTCGCCAACCTGGCCGAGCTGTACCGCCAGAAAACCGGCCGCACCATCCGCCTGCCGCGGAGCGTCACCGTCTACGAGGTGCGCAGTTCGCAGCGGTCCGGCCGCAATTTCGTCACCTATCGCCGCGGCAAGCCGGGCGTGGCTTGGGCTGAACTGCCCGACAAGATCGAGCTGGTGCTGGGACCCAACGGCGAGCCGAATCCCGCCTACGGTGGCTATCGCGAGCCGTTGGAGCATGAGTGCGGCCACATCGTTCTGTGGGCGGCTGGCGTTCCTGTCGAAAAGCATCATGCCGTGATGAACAAGCACGGAATCGGCCCGCTGGTTAAGGACTGACCAGCATCATGAGCGACAAAAAATGCGCCGTGTTCGGCCCAGCCGACTACCTGCTGTGTGACCGGATGAACACACAGGTGGACAACGGAACACTGTACCGCCGTAACCCTGACTTCGGAGTCGGCGGCCGAATGGACCTGTCGGCCGTGCTAGCGGTCTACGCCGGCAACGCCAGCGAGCAAGTCGATAGCTGCCCGTTCTGCGGTGGCGCCCTGCGCAAGATCGAAACGCCGGAACTTCGCGCCACGCCGCCGCTCGTAACGCCGCTGGAGATCCCAGACTGGCGCGAGGTGGCAAAGATCGTTCCGCCAGACTTCATCAATGACGGCAGCAGCGACCCCGTCATTGTCTACATGCTGTCGGTGTTCTCGTTCATCCCATGGTGCAAGAGGGCGTTGCAGGTCATCAATCAGGCCGGGACGCACCACGACTTTGGATTCGGGCCTGGACGCCTGAGCGGGTCAGGGTACAGCCACATCACCCGCGCAGGGTGGAATGCCATGTACGCTCAGGAGATCGCTGACGGCGGACACCCTGTGATCGCCAAGGATCACCGATGGGCGCTCGACAAGTTTGGCACCCGCGCATGGGATAAGTGGGAACGCACGATGCGACGCTGGGGATGGCACACGTTCCAGGACTTCATGGCAGACAAGGACCACAAATACGGCTACGGCCGAAGCGCCGCGGCCAAGGATGCCGTGATGTGAAGATCGCCCTCTCCAAGTTCCTCGGCCTGATGCCCAGGACCGACCCGAAGGGGCTGCAGCCTGGCCAGGCCACGGTCGCGCTAAACGTGGACCTGCAGGCCGGAGCGCTCCGCGCCATGGAAGCGCCGTCCCTTCACGCGGCATCCCCCACAACCGACCCCCTGACCATCTTCCCGTACAACGACAACTGGCTTACCTGGCCGACCCGCGTCCAGGTCGTCCGCAGCCCGATCTCCGAGGACCAGTACCGGCGCATCTACTACACCGGAGACGGCGTGCCGAAGATGCGGGCCATCAACAACGGGACCGAGGAGGTCTGGGACCTGGGACTGCCGGCGCCGGCCACCCCGCCAACGTTTAGCGTCCACGACCGATCGAACACCTCGTGGCGCCGGGACTGGAAGTACCGCTACGAGGAGGACGACGGCACGATGCTCGACTCCGGTACCCTGACCGAAGGACCGAGCGAGATCGTCGCCACCGAGCCGGGCAAGACCTTCACGCTATCGACCATCCCGGCCCGCACGAACGCCAGCAGCCGCGCCAAGCTGGTGATCTACTTCGACGCCTACAGTTCGACCAACAGCCTGATCGGACGCTGCTACAGCAGCCAGAGCCTGCAGGAGGCGTACAGCGACCTGACGATCAACGGCAAGAAGATCAGCATGACCCAGGAGACGAGCGGGTCCACCATCACCCTGCGGCTCCAGTACGGCACGATCCAGGGCGACTACTCCAGCGAGCGGGTCTACATCTACACCTACGTCACCGCCTACGGCGAGGAAGGCCCACCCAGCGACCCCAGCGTAGTGACCCCCGTGGACGTCTCGAAGTACACCCGCGTGTTTTCGCTGGCCGACCCGCCGAGCGGCACGAACATCACGACCAAACGGCTTTACCGCCAAGTCACGGCCACCAGCGGCGACCCCTACGTGTTCGTCGCGGAGATCCCGGTCGGCACCACCTCGTACACCGACACCAAAGAGGACGTGGACCTGGACGCTTCCGACATCCTGAGCACCGAGGGCCACATCGCGCCACCGGAAGACCTCGCCGGCCTCGTGTTCCACCCTGGCGGGTTCCTGGCCGGGTTCTCCGGCAAGACCGTCTGGATGAGCGTCGTTAACCGATTCCACGCATGGCCGGCCGGATACGCCATCTCGGTCGAGTACGACATCGTCGGCCTCGGCGTGAGCGGGAACAGCATCTGCGTGCTCACCAAGGGATTCGTCTACCTGATCAGCGGCGACTCTCCGGGCAGCACCAGCAAGACCACCATCCCTATCCGACAGGCGTGCGTCAGCGCAGCCGGCATCGTGTCGGTCGACGGCTCGGTCATCTACCCAAGCCCGGACGGTCTGTGCGCCGTGTCCTACGCCGACGCATCGGTGCGGATCATCACCTCCGAGTTCTACACCCACGCCGAATGGCAGGCCATCAACCCGAGCAGCATGATGGCCGCCACCCACGACGGGCGCATCCACATCTGGACCAGCACCGGCTCCTACATCTTCGGACTCCTAGATGGCCCGTCCGCCCTGACCACCACCGACGTGGACGCCAGCGCCGCCTACTCCGACCTGGAGACTGACACCCTGTACATCGCCGACGGCCAGGCCATTAACGCGTGGCGCGGATCCAGCGACGCGCTCGAGTTGCGGTGGAGATCCGGCGTGGTTGTTTCCCGCCATCCCGTCTCGTTCAACTCCTGCCTGGTTGCCGCCGACACCTACCCCGTCCGACTGGCCCTGATCGAGGGCGGCACCGAGGTCACCGCCGTGTCCATCACCGACGACCGAGCCAGACGCCTGCCCAAGGTCCGTGACGGAAAGAACTGGCAGATAGAACTCCAGGGGGGAGACGGGATCACCGACGTGGTCGTGGCCACGTCCATGCGCGAGGTTCACGGTGATTGACCTGAGCGGCATCGTCTCGCCGGCAAGCGTAGCGGACCCGAAGATCCGGGCGTGCCTGCTCGCCATCCTGACCAACCTGCGCACACTGGCCGGCACGGTGGCCACGGAGACGAACCGGGCCGTGTCGGTGTCCGAACTGCTGACCCTCGGCGTCCTGCGCCGGGACCGCGACGGTCGGCTCTACGTGCCCCAAACAGGCGCCAGTACCAATACCCAGCAGCAGACCGCATCGAGAGAAATCCTGTCCGCCATCTTCACCCTCGATGCATCCTCGGACGGATCCATAGGAACCCACGCGATCGGCAAGCTGCCGGAGGGCGCCGTCATCGTCCGAGCCTGGTACGACGTGGTCGAGACGTTCACCTCGGCCACCGACGCCGCCACGATCAGCCTGGGCATCGCCACCGACGACCCGGCCGGCGTGGTCGCGGCCATCGCCATCAACAACGGCGGCAACCCGTGGGATCAGGGATACCATGAGGCCATCCAAACCGGACCAGCCGCCGCTTTCTCGACAAAGACAACCAGCACCCGTAATCTCGAAGCGACGGTGGCAGGCGAAACCCTGACGGCGGGCCGCTTGAACCTCGTGATCGAGTACGTGGTCAGCGAATAACAGGTGCACCATGGCCCGCAGAACCAGACGCGAAGCGATCAGCAGAATCGGCCCAGGACGCAGCACGGCCAGAACCCCCGAATCTGGCGGAGGCTCCGGAGAACGACGCGCCACCAACCTCGTCTACCAGCGCCTGTGGCAGACCTCGCAGGAGTCCCTGGCCCAGCAGGGTGAACTGGCACAAGCCCAGATCGGTCTGTCGGCCGACCAGGTCGCCCTGATGGAAGACCAGTGGCGCCTGTACAAGGACACCTACGCCGGCACCGAGAAGAAGTGGGCCAACGCCGCCCGCGCCGGCATCCCGACCGACTACTACGTCGCCCGCGCCGGCCAGGACGTCAACCAGGCATTCGACGGCACCCGCCAGAAGTACGCAAAGGAACTCCAGCGCATGGGCATCGATCCCAGCAGCCCGCGCTTTGCCGCCATCCTGGCCGACGTGGACATCGCCCAGGCCGCCGCCCTGGCCGGCGCGAAAACCCGCACCCGCACGGCGATCAACGACGCCAACTACGCCCGGCTCGGCGAGGTCGGCAAGACCGGCCGCGGCATCCCCAGCGAGGCCAGCAGCATGCTCTCGGCCGCGTCCGGGGCGCTCGGGCAGGCGTCCAACGCCTACCAGGCCGGCTACGGCGACGTGAACAGCGCCCTGAGCGCACTCGGCAACGTGGCCCTCGGCCGCGAGCAGGCGTATAACCAGACGCAGCTGCAGCAGTCAGCCAACAGCGCGGCCCGGACGACATCCATGTACGGTGCGATCGGCACCATCGGCGGCACCGCAGCCGGCGTGGCCACCGGCCGAATGATCGGATAGGAGACGACCATGCCAGACCCAGGAACAGCAGGATTCGTCACCGGGTTTGCCAACTCGTTCGATCGCGGACTGAACACCGGCATCCACCTGGCCGACAGGGCTGACCGCCGCGAGCGCGAGAAGACCGCCGAAGGCAAGGCCGAGCAGGACCGCGTGCAGTCCGACCGCGCCAACGAGGCCATCAACGCCTTCGACTCCGGCGACCCAACCCCCGTGGTCGAGGCGTGGAACCAGTCCGCATCGAAGCAGGGCCTGCCGCCCGAGAAGGCCGCTACCGCCGCGGAGATAGATAGCACCACCGGAGAGGTGGTCATCAAGCACACCGACGGCACGATGACACGGAAGAAGTCCGACCAGGCCCGCGCCATGCTTCGCTCCGCCTACGGCGTCCCGGCCCGCTCCGCCATCCCCACCGAGGAACGCGACGACGCCGAGGAGGCTGTCTACCGCAAGGCCACCGCCAGCCTGGCCGTCGGCGAGTTTGACCCCGTGTTCAGCAGGCTTAACGAGCAGATCGGCACCGACGGCGGGAAGCCGTTCAAGACCTACCGCAAGACCGACCGAGGGTTCGCGCTGGTAAAGGAGGACGGCAGCGAAGTGGAACTGTCCGGCCAGGACGCGGCCGACCTCGTGGACGACCTGTACGGCAAGCGCCGACGCCGGATCTCCGACGGAGACGGCGAGACGCCGGCCAAGCCCGATGCCCTGCAGAAGGACATCTCCACCCAGCACGCGTCCGACTTCTTCTCCGAGTGGGTCGACACCAACGGCCTCGACCCGAAGGACCAGGAGAAGATGCTGTCCAGGTTCCTGGAGGTCATGCGCGACCCTAACAACAAGCATGGTGCGATCGAGTCCATGAAGGCCATGGGACTCCCGATCAAGAAGCTGTCCAGCGTGACCCAGGAAGTGCGCGATCGCCACGCTGCCCGGATGGAGGCCATGCGAGCGCAGGCCAGGAGCAAGACCAGCCCTGGCGGAGAAACGATCACCACCGAAGAACAGGCCGAGATCGCGGCCATCCCAACCGAGGCCCAGCCCGAGATGCAGGCGAGCCGAAAGTACCCGGCCGGCGTCCGCTTCGCCATCGACCCGAACGCCGCGCCCGGCCAGGCACCCGCGCAGCAGGCCCAGCAACCTGCCCAGCAGGCGCAGACCATGTCCGAGCAGGAGTTCCGCGCCTACGCCGCCGAGCAGGGTTACCCGGAAGCCGACATCGAAGAAAGTGTTGCGGAGTACAAACGGCAAGGCAGAATCCGCTGAACCGGAGATACCACCGTGGCACTGATCCCGCTCCCCGACGACAGGCCCGCCGCCGCACCCGCACAACCCGCCCAGGCAGCCACGCCGCCGCCCGACCAGGTTGAACCTCGACATGCCATCACCACGGCACCGAAGCGCCTGATTCCGTTCCCAGACGCTCCCGCGCCGGCCGCGCCCGCCACCGGGACGCCCCCACCGGCCACCCCGGATGACATGCAGCGCATGGTTGGCACCACCCCCGCCCAGCCCCGCCAGGCCATCCCGTCCCAGATGCCGACCGTGAAGGCCCCGCCCGCATCCGTGACGCCATCCCTGGACGACCTCCTGTACCCGGGCGCCAACGGGGCGCAGAACTTCACACGACCGCTCGTGCTGGGCAACCTGAACCGCGGCGGGCCGACGGCCGAAAGCGCAGCCAAGCAGTTCCAACAGCGCCCGCTCTTCACGCAGGGAATCCCGACCAACTACCTCGTGCCGGTCACGCCACCTCCAGGAATAGAGGGCGCCACCCCGTTCACCGGACCTCAAGACCTGAACCCAGAGCGCACCCAGATGGAGTCAACCAAGGGCGTGCTCGGTTCCGGCCGCCCGGAGCAGATGCCGACCTACGAACCGGACGCCAGCGTGCTGGACGGAATCACCCAGGCGTTCACGATGGGCGCCAAGACCACCAAGCTGGATCTGCAGCGGTACTTCGCCAACATCTCCGACCCCGAACGCGCCGCGGCGATCGACGCCGACAAGGCCACCGTCGAGAACCGCCACTCCCGCATGCAGAAGAAGCCGGAAGGATTCTGGGAAGGCGCAGCCCAGGCGGCGGCCGGCTCTGCCCCGTTCATCGGAATGAGCATGGCCACCGCCCCGGTCGCGCTCTTCACCACCTACGCGCAAGGCACCGGCAACCTGCTGGGCAAGCTGGAAGCGAACGGCGTGGACCCGGACGTCGCGCTCGTCATGGCCCACGTCGGCGGGTTCGTCTACGGCATGATCGAACGCGCCCAGGCATCCATTCCAGGCATGAAGGGACTCGGCGGAGACGTGGCCGACGTGGTGGCCAAGAAGGTCATGGAACGCGCCGGCAGCGGGGCGCTGGGCCGCCTGACCGCCCGGCTCTTCAAGTACGGCACCTACGTCGGCATGGAGACGTTCGAGGAAACCGGCCAGGAGATCAGCGACATCACCACCGAGGTGCTGGCCGCGGAGATCCACGAGCGCGTGGGCAAACCAGGAACCGCCACGCGCCCGGACCTGAAAGAGGCCGGCTCTCGAGTTTGGGAAAACACGAAGGGCGGATTCGGAGCCAGCCTAATCCTGGGACCGCTAACAGGTGGCGTGAACCTGAACGGCTCCGACGTGAAGCGCCAAGCCGCCGTGGCCGCCGTGGAGAGCACGAAGGGGAAGCCCGCCACAGACCGCGCCGCCGCGCTCCGAAAGGCCGGGTTCGACAAACTGGCCGACAACATCGAGTTCGTGGCCGCCAACGCCGACCAGGCGGAGGCCGAGGTCCAGCAGACCCTGAAGGACATGCGCTCGAAGGGCATCCCGGACGAGGTCGGCAATAACCTGATGACCGCCCACAAGGCCGTTCTGGCGGCCGACACCGCCGAGACGATGGACAAGGCCCTGGACGCCTACGAGAAAGCCAGCGCTACCGCCACGGAGTGGATGCAGAAGGCCCGAAACACCAGGCGCCCGCCGCCGATCCCGATGCCAGGAGAGGCCCCGGCATCCACCGCGACCCCGCCTACGGCCCCAGCGAAGCCCACAGACCCCGCCGCCGCACAAGCTATTGTAGACTCCGCTGTGAAGGCCGCCAACGATTGGGGCATGGCGCACCGCCACGCTAGTCAAGACGCATGGTTTGAAGGAGCAAAAATAACGGGGCGCAGCGGATTCGATGCCGCGCTGGAAGCTGGCGGGGAAAGATTGCAGGCCCACGGAATGGCCAAAGAGGCGACGCTTTCTGGAGGACTAAAAAACCTGCTTGGTCTACTGAAGAACGGTTTGGATATGAACCGTCGCGGAGGTCAATTGGACACCGCCCCGCTGGTAAACAAGCCAGGAGAGGGATTGGTGGGGGCAACGGCATCAGGTTCTGCGTACAGCGACGGCCCGTTTATACTGGTGGCCAAACCAGGCCAGTCCCTGCGCGGCAACCTTAGTGGGCTTGGTGCTGTTCTGGTAAACGAGGCAAATGCCGAATTGGTGGATCAGATCCGGGCCGCGCTGCAAACAGTGCGCCCAGGGTTGATGGTCGAGACGTATTCCAATGCTGGAAAGGTGACGAAGGCACTGCTCTCCTCACCAACCACCACCAAAAGTATAACCGCCGCGGCCGTTAAAGCAGCCGCCGACAAAGCCGCCACCAGCCCAGCCAACGATCTGGCCGAGCCTACGGAGGCCCAGAAGGCGGCCGGGAACTACCAGAAGGGCCACACCCGAGTCGCCGGCCTCGACATCTCGATCGAGAACCCGGCCGGAAGCCAGCGAAACCCCGACTGGTCGCCCCTGATGGACCACTACGGCTACGTGAAGGGCACCGAGGGACACGACGGAGACCAGGTGGACGTGTTCATCAACCCGGACCACCCGGAGTCCGACAAGGTCTACGTGGTCGACCAGGTGGACCCCAAGACGGGCAAGTTCGACGAGCACAAGGCCATCATGGGGGCGAGAAGCCAAGCCGAGGCCGAGTCGATGTACGACCGGAACTACACCCCGGACTGGAAGGGCCGCGGTCGCGTCCGAGCATTCACGCAGGACGAGTTCAAGGCGTGGCTGAAGCGCCCGCCGTCCGAGCGCGGCACCGCCACCACCGAAGGCCCGCGCCAAGCCATTCCGACCGCCAGCATCCCGGTCATGATCACGAAGAAGATGGAATCCGACCTGCGGGGGCGTGGTTACACGCAGGATGCCATCGACAGAATGACGCCACAGCAGGCGAACGACGCATTGACCACGCCGCCCGTACCGGCACAGGGCGAACAACCCGACAACAAGACAACGGGCAAATCCGACGATCTGTCTGTGGCCACTGAGCCAAACGAGTCTCTGAACCGGCGTTACCCTCCTGGCCCTGGACGCGATGCGGCCATGGCAGAACGCAAAGCCGCGGCCGTCCGGGTCGCCAAGACACTTAAACGAGGCGACAAGGTTGGTGATTTTGTAATCGACGGCACCATACGAGAAAACGGCGACCTCTGGTCGGCCAACGGTGGCACAATCAGCCTTTCCGCCGAAATCATGGCCGGAGAACCAATCATCAGGGCCAACGGAGTCGCCAATGAATCGCAACCCCCTGCTGGACAGGAACCCAGCGGCGGCAAGGCGGCACCAATCACGAAAGGAGGCACCGATGAAGATCAAGTCCAAGAGCAAGTCCAAGGGCAAATGCAAGCCCGGCAAGTGCTGCTGACCGACCAGCCAGTGACCGAGTCGGGACCGCGGGCAAATGAAGGCGAGCCGACGCCGGCCCCCGCTGGAACGCCATCGCGCCGTCAGGCGATCCTCACCGACCAGTCACCAGCGGTCCCGACCGCCACGCCTGCAGGCGGGTCGGCCGGATCCGCTGAGTCTACCCCAGCCCCGCGGCATGCCGTCAAGACCGACTTCACGGCCACAACCACCGAGCAGGCCGAGGCACACGGCCGCTCGATCGCCGGAGACGAGCAGGCCATCGCCCGCCTCACCGCAGCGGCCGGCTTCTTCGATCGCCAGTCCGCCGACGCGAGAGCCGCCGCCGAGGCCGCCACCGACCCGGACGTGCGTGCCGGCGAGCTCAACGCCGCCCAGGCGCTCGACCTGCAGGCCCAGCTGCGCCGGGAAGCCATCCAGACCGCCCGACAGACCACGCAACCAGGAGCCACCCGTGAAAAAGCCCCAGCAGCACCACGTCAAGGAATCCCGACCGATGCACCTGCAGAAACGGGACGACTGGAAGAAGGACAGCCCCGTCCGCAAGCCGAACGGGCAGTTCTGCCGCGACCGGAACCGCTGACCCCGTCGGGGGCGTCCGGCGTGCAGCCTGGTGTCACCGTCCCGCCTGCGGCCCCTCCCGCCGCGCCACCTACCGCCGCCGCGCCGCCCCCCACATCCACCACCGACGACGAGGCCATGGCCCGCGCCAAGGCCGGAAAGAACCCCCGCGTCGAGGGCCTGCGCATCCCGACCACCAAGGTCACCACCCCCAGGCCGTCCCCGCTGTCGATCAACGGCACGAAGGGCGCCGGCATCGAGAACTCAGCGCAACTGCGCGGCCTGTACGCAGCCCTCGCCCGCTGGGGCAAGTCCGTGGCCGACCTGTTCGCTGGCGGAGGCGTGGTGGATCTCTTCCTGGCCGAGGAAGGCCACCTGAAGGGCAAGCAGCACATCATGTCCGAGTGGGAGCCGCTCCGGGCCATCGCCTGGCGCCGGATCACCGGCCCCACGTACCAGGAGGTCATCGCCCGCGCTGAGACGATGATGCGCGGACTGGTGGATATGATGGCGAAGGCCGACGCCATCGTGGCCGGCGCGTCCGGCACGAACATGGGCAACGACATCATGGCCGCCGTCAGGGAATACCTGATGAGCGTCCCCGATCCCAGCGGAGGCCGGGTCACCGCCGAGGCCCGCGAGAAAGCCGCGGCTCGAGTCGCGGACCTCTACGAGAGCTACTTCAACGCCGAGCACGCCGAGGCCACCAAGGACGGCGGCGCGTTCACCGAGGCCGCGGCCAAGGAGGCGTCCGAGAAGTCCGTCCGCCGCCAGATGCTGCGCTGGTGGGCCGAGGTCATGCACCCGACCACGCTCGCCCCTGGCCAGGACCTGGAAGCCATCGGCGCAGCCCAGCGCGAGTGGGGCAAGACCCTGAGCGACATGAGCGCCCTCGCGGAAGCCCTGTCGCCGGCCGAGCCGAAGTCAGACGCGGCCAAGAAGCGCCTGCCGGCCGTGAAGGCAGCCAGGGGCATGGTGGAGAAGCGCGTGGCCGCCCTGAAGGCCCGCCTCGACTCCATGACGGTCGAACCGCCCGCCCTGAACGACGACGACCACACCGCGGCCGTATCCGTCACGCTCCAATGGGCCATGGGCAGCCAGAGCAACGCCCAGACCCAACTGAACGACGACGGCAGCCTGCGCAACACCATCGGTATCGGCGTGTCCGTAAATCCGAACCGGATCGACACGGTCCTGGACTCCATCAGGAAGGCCCACGACCTGCTGCAGGGCGCCGACGTCCGCCGCGCCGACTCGTGGAAGCTGATCGGCCAACTGACGCCCGGGACCAGCCTCGTGGTCGACCCCAGCTACTTCGGCAAGGGCCGGAAGCGCGACGCGACCAGCAACTATGGCGTGGTCACCGAGATCAAGACCCCCGAGGACCTGCTGCACTACGTGGACACCTACCTGCTGCCGGCGTGGGGCACCGGGTCCAGGATGGTCATCACCAACACCTGGGACCCGTGGACGGCGAACCAGCTGCAGCTGCGCGGGTTCAACGTCGCCAAGTTCCAGCGGAGCGGGAAAGAGGACGAACTTGTTGCGTGGAACTTCCAACCGGACACAGGTACGCTCTTCCCGAAGCCGGCCAGACCGTCCATGTCCGGCCAGCGCGAGGGAGGCCAGGATGAGCAACAGGCTGAAACAACCGACCGTGCGGCAACTCCTCAAGTCGGCCAACCTGCTGGTACGCCAGCAGCGGGCGGTCGCGCTGTGGAAGACCGGAACGATCGAACCCAGCCGGCCGCACCGCAACGCGCCGGCCAGGCGCAGGCGGCAGACCGACTTGGCCGTCCAGGAGAAGCTTCAACGCCGGCTCGCCGAGCTTCGCTCGCTATTGAATTCAAACGCGTCCTGCTGAAAAGCGAGTTGGTGGACAAGGCCGAGGCCCTGTCCATGTCCGTCGACGAGCGGGCTCACGCGCTCGCCAACCCGGTCCACAAGTCGATCTCCGACTTCATGCGTGCGATCGGGCGGGAAGTCCTGTTCGTCCGCAACCTCGGCGCCTACGGCACGGTCCTGCCTGGCCACTCCAACGTCGTGGTGGTCCGCACCGACCAGAACGGCACCGAGGCGGCGACCCACATGGTCACGCACACCGCGTTCCATGAACTGATCCACTCGCTGCGCCGCGGAGATCCCGCCGCCTACGCCATCCTCGAACGCCGCATCATGGCGCTGGCCGACAAGTGGGACGCGTGGAAGCGCCGGCAGGCCCGCCACTGGTCCTCGACGCTCAGCGAGGCCACCGACGAGACGCTCCGCGAGGAGATGATCGCCGATGCCTTCGGAGAGATCATGGCCACGCGCCACATGCGCGAGCGCTTCATGCGCGAACTGTCGGTCCAGAACCGCGGGCTGCTGCGCCAGATCCAGGACTTGCTGACCGCCCTGGTCAACCGCATCCAGCAGGCCCTCGGCCGCGAGTTCCGGGCCAGCGACGCGTTCTCCGACTTCAACGCCGTGATCGACGAACTGGCCGCGTTCGTGGGCCAGGCCAGAGGAATCGCCGTGGAAGACGGCCCGATCGCAATGTCGGCCCGACGCGCCGACCCGCTCCCCGGTTGGACCAAGTCCACCGAGAAACCGGGCCACATCGTCGGATGGCGCGGAGAACGCTTCGTCCCGACGCCAGACAACCAGGCCAAGAACACCGGGGCCACCGAGGGCGTCGGCCTGTACGTGGCCAAGGACAAGTCGCTGGCGTCTCAATTCGTGGACGGGAAGCCACGCAGGGTCGTGTTCCCTGCCCCGAAGAACCCCATCCTAGTGGACTACGACAATGGCGACGGCCTGCACATCCTGCATGAAACCGACGACATCATGGCACCGCCCAGCCCGACCGACTCGCCGTGGCTGGCCGCCCACAAGGAGGCCGTACGCCGCACCGGCACCACGGATGAGACGTGGGGACAGAACATGGTGAAGCTGCAACGCGCCCTTACGGACGTGCTGCAGGAGCGCGGATACGACGCGGTCCACGTGAAGGCCGGCGACGAGTGGGTAGTCCTGCTGGCCAAGCCAGGCCAAACACTGCCGTTCAGCCCCCGCCGCGTTCCCCAGGACGCCCAGATCACCACCGACTACCTGAGCGACCTGCTGGACCGCCAGTACCAGTCTCCCAGCGGCCGGAAGTCGGACGAGCAGCTGACGTTGGAGACGTACGAGGAGAACCGGGACAAGCCGTGGGTGGCCGACCGGATCGCCCAGATGAACGCCACCGCGGCCGAGGCCGACCGTCTGATGGCCGGCGTACCGTACAACCGCGGCGACCTGCTCGATCGGATCGCCACCCGCGACCCGATCCTCGACTACGACAACCCGGACGGCATCTGGCCCATCCCGGTCTACGTCTCGGCCGAGGGCGACGGCAACACCGTCGGCCTGCTCCTGCACCGCGACGGCAAGAAGGAGATGTTCGAGGGCAACGACGAGGCTACCGGGGCCACGCTGGATCTGGTCAACCAGCTGCTCGGCGTGGGCGACAAGATGGTCACCGTCTGGACCAGCCAGCCCAGCGAGATCGTGCAGCAGATCCGCGCCGGCACCATCCCCGACGGCATCTACGTCTCCCCCAGCCAGCAGCACGCGTCCGGTTATTGGGGCGAGGGCCGGGAACTGGTCCGCGTGAAGATCCCCATGAACCGCATCTCGCAGGAGAGCGACGTGGACTGGAAGGTCCGCACGCCCAGCACGCCGGCACTCAGCCCGAAGCGCGACCTGCTGACGCTGGCCGGTAACAAGCGCTTCGACGCCAAGTACGGCGACACGATCGAGGAAGAAGAACTCCGCGGAATCATGGCCACCGAACCGGAACTGGCCCCGTACGCAGTCCTGCGCTACTGGAGCACCATCGGATTCACCGAGATCGCCAACAACGACGACCCGGCCATCACCGACGCGTTCAACGCCGCGGTGGCCCGCCTGCCCCGCGTGAAGCTGGACCGCCCCATCTACCGATTCCAAGGGTACAAGACCGCCCGCCAGCGGGACGCGATCGTCTCGCAGTACGTGCCTGGCAAGACCATCCAGATCCGGCGCCCGGTCAACGCCTTCTCCGACCTGCAGGAGTACGGGCAGGAACTGGCCGACACCTACGGCGGTCCACACCAGATTCGATTCGTGATCAAGAAGGCCAATGCCGCCCCGAGCATCAGCACGCTAGGCCCGATGAACTCCGACCACCCGGCCGGCGAGGTCGTCTACCCACGCGGCAGCGCGTTCGCCGTGGTGGACGTGTCCAAGAAGCAGCCCTACGAAGGACTGGACCCGGAAGACCTGGCCAGCGGAGCGACAACGGACGGCTCCATCATCACCGTCGAACTGGCCGAGACGGACGCCGCCGCGAAGGACGCCCCGGCGTTCTCCCCGCGCCGCCCCATCGATACGGCAATCATTGGGTACGTGGGAACAGGTGGAGAAGTGCTCACCCACCGCTTGGACACAGCGGAAGATGATTTCAGCATGAACCACGAGGAAGCGTTCCCAGGCATTTCCGCACTCCCGCAAGACCGATTCCGCATCACCCCTGACGATGAATCGTTTGGAAAAGCGGGGGAAGCCTCGGTCAACTGGTGGGAAATGCCCACCGACGATGCCCGCATCGCCGTGGACAACTGGACCCACCGACGATATGGGCGGGAACTGCGCCACCTCCTGTGGAACACCCGCGGCTCGAAGATGCTCCCGCCGATCGAGCCGTCCATGTCCCCGCGCCGCGCCTCCCCGGAGATCCTGTCGCACATCGGCATGTCCGTTCCGTACATCAAGACCCAGGATGGCGAATACCGCCTGAACACGAACCGGGGCGCCGCGGTCGACAACCTCACCACCCGAGGCACCGTCCGCCAGGCGTTCGACAGCACGAAGGTTGGGTCCGAGTGGGAACCGATCATCGACTTCCTGAATCACGTCTCCGCACACCCCACCGCAACCAGGCAGCAGAAGGCTGAAGTACTGAGCCGATTCCGCCAGGCCAAACCCAGCGACGCAGACATCTCCAGCCTGATCCGCGGGCCGGAAGAACTACCCATGCGCCTGCGCGACAACGCAGTGGACGGCATCACCGAGGATACCACCACGATGGACGCCATCGATATGGCCAAGAAGGCGTTCGACGACCTCGTGGACGGCCGCACGGACGAGACGATGGACGAAGGCTGGTTCCAAGAACTGGCCACCACGGTCTACGAGATGCGCCCAGGATCGCTCGCCACCATGCAGGGCCTGTCCGACGAGCAGGAAGCCACCCTGCGCGAGATCGGGACCACCCCCGAGCGCCCGTTCACCATCGGCGCCCTCCAAGCCTACAAGGGCAAGGACGGCGTCTGGATGGCTCGGAAGACCAAGGATCTGCCGTGGGTCGCGCTTCAGGACGGCCGCCGCGTGTTCCTGACGCTCCGCACCGGACTGGAAGCCCGCCGCCGCGCCATGCTGGAAGCGCCTCGGGCGGAAGACGAGGGCGTGGACGTGCCGTTCTCGCCAGTCCGAGCGTTCCACGGCGGACCATATCAATTTGACAGGTTCGACGCAGGCAAGTTGGGCACAGGCGAGGGCAACCACGCATTCGGGCATGGGCTGTACTTCGCGTCGAGCCGTGACGTTGCGGAGCACTACCGGCGCACGCTTACTGGTCCCGTAGACTTTACGTGGAGAGGTCAAAATCTGTTCACGGAACGCCCGGGTCGGTTTGGGAGAACACGCGACCTTTCCGAGCAGTACGGCGAAGATGCCGCATTCGCCATGATGGCTCTTCGCCAGGCGGGGTCTACGGAAGGAGCAAAAGATGCGCTCAGGAAAGCGCTTAAAGACCCCACCGGATCAGTAAAGTGGATCGACGATAACGCCACACACATCAAGTTCGACAATAAGCGGCGCGGACAGGTGTATGAGGTCACGCTGGCTCCGAACGAAGACGAGTGGTTGGATTGGGACAAACCGTTCTCGCAGCAGAGCGAAAAGGTTAAAGGCATTCTGCGGAATGCCAAACCTGGCGACGCCATCGACTTCTCTCTCGAAGAACTGGCAAATGAGGCCGGCGAAGATTCTATAGAGACGATTGAAAGTGGAGGCGCTCTGTACCGCGCACTCGACCACTACCTCGGCTCGAAGCAGGACGCTTCCTACCAACTCCGTAAACTTGGAATCCCAGGAATCCGATACCTAGACGAAGGCAGCCGAGGCGCCGGCAAAGGCACCAGCAACTACGTGGTGTTCGACGACAGCCTGGTCACGATCGAGGCCAAGTTCTCCCCACGCCGCGGCGAGCCGTGGGTCTTCTCCCGACTGCTGCACGCGGTCGAGACGTTCCCGGCCGGCGCGACCAAGCCGAAGACCGGCCAGCAGTGGAAGTCATGGATCGGAAAGATGGGCACGGCATCCACCGTCGGCCCGCAGTGGCAGGGCGGGATCTCCAAGGAGGAGATCGACTGGCTTGGCATCAACGACTGGCTGCAGGACAACAAGCGATACACCCGCGAGCAGGTCGCCGCCTTCCTGCGCGAAAACCAGATCACGCTGAAGGTCACCACCCGCAAGGATGGCCCGGACGACAACGACGAGCGCGACATGGCCGCGCTGAAGAAGCTCGGCTACGAGGTCCAGAGCGACGACGGCGAGACGGCGTACCTGTCCAAGGATGGAGAGGCGGTCGAGCTCACAGACGCCCCGAAGCGCGTCCAGGAACTGGCCCGCCGCATCATGGCCGACGGCCCCACGCAGTACGTCTCCCGCGGATACGTCACCCCAGGCGGCACCAACCACCGCGAGATCACGATCTCGATGCCGCCGACATCAGGATCTGCGCTCACGTTCGAAGAAGCCAAGAAGGTCAAAGACGCTGCGTGGAAAGCCATCGCAGATGAAGGAAACCTCGGATTCGACTCCACCGCGGAAGCCATGATCGCCATCCGCCAGCACGCGGCCGACTGGAACTCAAGGTGGAACGTCAACGACGAAGAAAACAAGAACGCTATCGACTGGTACGCCAGATCCCATAAGGCGATCGAGAGCGTCCGCGCCGGCAAGCATCCTGGCACCTTCACCTCGTCCCACTTCCCCGAGCCGAACATCGTCGTCCACTACCGGGTGAACGACCGGGACTGGCCGTCCTACACGCAGGACCAGGTGGACGAGATCGAGCGGACCATCGCTCAGGCACGCAGCGCCGACGTGGCCGCGGTTTCAGACCGCATGGTCAAAGCCGCACTCGCCCCCATCCAGGCCTACCGCGGATACCAGATGACCACGCGGTCGTGGACCGTGAAGACGCTCTCGGAGAACACCGGTACCGGCCAGCGATCCGTCGAGGTCCGCGACGGCCGCAACAACCTCGTGAGCATCCTGTCCAGCACGCGCATGACCGACGAGGAAGTGCTGGCGTCGGTCTACGCGTCAGGACGCGGGTTCGATCCGTGGGAGAAGGCGCTCCGGGAGGCCGTGCGCGAGCGCTCCAACGCCGACATGGCCAAGATCACCGTCCCGAAGGCCGAGCACGTCGACCTGGCCGAGGAGAGCGGCACGATCACCCCGGAGGAGGCTGCGATCGTCCGCCACCACCGCCGCCTGCCAGGACCGAAGGATGGCGCCGCCCACCGGACCTTGCACATCGACGAGATCCAGTCCGACTGGATGCAGAAGGGCCGGGACAAGGGGTTCAAGAAGCCCGTGCCCGAGGCCGAGCTCGCCAAGTGGACGGCAACCGACAAGAGCAAGTGGGTCGCCATCCTATACCCCAACTACGACCTCGGCGACGTGGTGAACGCTGGCGAGGAGATCACCAAGGGGCGCAAGGTGATCGCCAGATGGAGCGAGGACGACGAACCGCTGTCTGCCGTGCTGACCAACCTGAACCAGCTGGAGCGCTTCCACAACTCGATGCAGCGCCGCGGAAACGAGCCGAAGTTCTACCCAGCCGCAGACCAGGCTACCGACGGCGGCCTCTACAACAGCGCCGAAGACGTGAACAAGGCCCACCAGCGGGCCACCGGACGCACGCTGGAGCAGGACCACCTGATCGCGGTCCAGGACCCGACGTCCGAGTGGATCGTGTACGACAGCCAAGGCCGAGTTGTCGGCCAGCCCCCGAAGACGTTCAACAAGACCCCAGACGACGCGCTGGCCACGATGAAGGAGCAGGCCCGCGCCGGAGACGTCCGGTTGGTCAACGGCAAGTGGGAAGGCTCCACCGGAGCGGTCCCCGACGCCCCGTTCAAGGAAGCCTACGCGATGCTAGGCTTCAAGCACGCCCTTCGCTACGCCGTGGACAGCGGGCACGACCGGATCACCTGGACCGTCGGCCAGACCCAGATCGACCGATACAACGAGGCCATGCGGCAGAACGTGGACCGGATCGAGGTCACAGGCCGAGCCGCAGGCGCCCGCACCATCAAGAACCCACCGAAGGTGTTGGTCCGCCAGATGGACGCCCCGAACAACGGAATGTGGGAAGTCGTGGCGCTGGACCCAGACCGTGGCGTGTCGGTTGAACAGAACCATATCGAAACCGAACGCAACGCAATGGTCTGGAAGGCCAGGATCGAGAAGCAGTACGCCGACGCCATGAAACGCCAGGACGACGGGACGGTCTACGTCGAGGCGTACAAGGACAACTCCAGCGTCTTCGGAGAGCGAGTCCCGCTGCACGGCACCACGTCGGTGCGCGGCCACAACGACATCAGCCTGGAGGACGTGATCGGCAAGGAACTGGCCACGAAGGTCCGGGCCGCGCCGGACCAGAAGCACGAATTCACTGGCACGCAGCTGTCCATCGGCGGCCACGGCATGAAGGAGTTCTACGACGTCCAGTTGCCGGCGAAGGTCCAGAAGTACGTGGCCAAGTGGGGCGGGAAGGTCGAGAAGGGCACGCTGGATGCAAAGGCCGCACAAACCGGACCCGAACTCCGCCCGTTCGGACCCACAGATGGAGAGACGTTCGCTGGCGCCGAAGACTTCGATTCCGGCCCCGCTCTGATCGGCCAGACGAAGCTCACCGTCACCACACCAAGAGGCCAACAGGACACCCAATACGACGCTACGGTCATCGTAGCCGCCAACGGAGTGTCGCTCATCAGCCCCACCGGGACCGAAATCGGACACGCCGAATGGGAAAACATCAAAGCGCCGGAGGCCGCAAGACGAGCAGGCGACGCCAGAACGGTCATCGCCGCGCAGTGGATGAACCCGGATAGCGACCTGTGGAACGCCATCAACGAGAGCCGCGCAGCGTATGGCGTGTCCAGAAGCAACCTCGGCCCAGCAAACTCCGCGGTCGGAACCCCCGTCTGGTCCCTCAACATCACCCCCGCCATGCGACGCGGGGCGAAGAAGTCGCAGCCCATGCTCTCGCCGGCACGCCAGCCACCCAGCGACGACGACCTGCAGGCCATGGCCGAAGCACTCCACCGCCAGGTACCACCCGGCCTGATCCCGCACGCCATCGGCGGGAAGCGCATCCCGGTAGACCCCCGCTGGACCGAAACCACCCGGGACATCCTCGGCGCCCACGGCTACGAGCGCCAAGCCATGGCCGAGATCACCGCGCTGGTCAACCAGGAGATGACCGACGGCGAGACGTACGACGCGAAGCTGCAGCGCATGGCGGACGACAAGTCCATCCTGCCGGCCGTCCGCATCGGCGTCCTGAAGAACCTCTTTGACTTCTGGGCACGCAACATGGGCGTCCAGAAGGGTCGCGACTTCGACGTCTCCCACCAGCAGTCCGAGAAGGCGCGGAACCTGATGGACGAACTGGCCGCCACCTACGGCCGGGCCGTGAACTACATGAAGACGTTCTCCAAGACCCTGTGGTCCACCTCCGGGGCCGCGGCTTGGTACAACTCAATGCGCGAACGGATGATCGAACGGGAACTCAAGGGCGTACAGCCCGTCGTCCAGCAGCTGCAGGAGCAGGCCGCCGAGATGCAGAAGGTGAAGTCCGGCGCGATCGCCACGCTCCAGGAGGACGGCGTCATCCGCAGCCAACTGGCGGAGTACCAAGAGAAGTACTTCAACCTGCTCAACGACCGCTCACTGGACGCAGCGAAGCTGTTCCGCCGCGTGTCCGAGACGAAGGAATGGACCACCGGGGGCCGGGACCGCACCGTGGCCACCCTCAAGACCAAGCGGGAATCGCTCCTGAAGGCCGCTGCCGACGAACTGGCCGCCATAGGCGTCGTCGGGTCGAATCTTTCCCCGGAACGCGCAGACGGCCCAGCGGAGGACGCGGGAGCCACCTTCCGACTGCCAAAGGCGGTCGAGGAATACCTCGTGGCAGCCCTGGCCGAGGACTACGCCGCCACGGACATGGTCGGCGGGACCGAGATCCGAAAGCTGGAAGCGCTGGTCGGGAAGGCGCTGGCCGACAAGATCGTCGACCAGGGCATCCTGAACGAACTCTCCCGCCTGGCGAAGATCGAGGCCGCGAAGGCAGCCGCAGCCGCCTACCCCCGGTCCAAGGTCGGGAAGCGCACCAAGGTCCGCATCGAGGACACCGAATGGGACGCTGGCGACCTGTACGCCGACCAGAACATGGACCGCATCCGGGCCATGGCCGCATCCCCCACCGCCGCCCAGCCCGAGCCGCAGAACGTGGTCACGGTCGACGACGAGGCCATCATCACGGCCAACCAGGCAGCCAGCACCGGAGAGATCGGCGTCGCTGCCATAACCCGCACGGCCACCCCGCGGCAGCAGTACGGCGAATTGATCATGTGGGCGATCAACAACCCCGAGCGGGCCGGAAAGGGCGATCCGGTCACCTACCCGACACCCACCGGAGGCACCACGCCAGCCCCCAGCGCCGCCCAGCAGGGCGCCGGCACCGACCTGGAAGCGTGGGCCGCGGCGAACCCAGGCAAGGCCGGAGGCCAGGCCGTGCGCTTCACGCCGACCGTGACCGTTGCCGAGGCGATCGAGACGGGCGCCATACCCCAGAGCGTTGCGGCGATCATCCCGAAGGCCGCCCAGAACATCCCGCTCGGCGCCCTGGAAGCCTGGTCGCAGGGAAGAACAGAAGTGGATCCATCCAGCATCTACGAGCAGTACATCCTGCGTCCGAACCAGGCCCAAGCGGTCGAGCGCAGCTACCTGACGAAGCGCACCCGCACGTTCATGGACGACATGAACCTGACCTTCCGCCAGCTGGTCGAGCAGCACTACTCCGACCAGAAGCGGACCAAGACCCAGCTGGCCAACGCCATCCGGGACGAGCTCGGCCTCAAGCCCTTCGCCTCCCTGATCGTGGCCAACGCGGTGGACCGCCACATGGAGCGCGAGATGGAGGCCCAGCGCCAGAAGTCCCGCGAGGCCTTCAAGAAGATGCTGCAGAACATCCGGCCGGGCCGGAATCTGCGCCGGGACATCGACGAACTCATCCGCCTGGTGAACCTCGGCGTGATGGAACGCCACGACATCACCAACGAGTGGGGCAAGCTGCTCGGCATCCCTGCCATCACCCCGGAGATCCTCGCCGGCCTGGCCACCCGCGCCGAGGCGATCAAGAAGGCACCGGACGCGGTCAAACAGTACGCGGTCGCCGAGATGATCGACTTCATCGAGCAGCAGATGCCGGCCGACAAGTGGCGCATGGCCACGACCTACATGTACGCCAACCTGCTCTCCGGACACGGCGACGACCTCCGCAACGTCGTCGGCAACCTGGCCGGCGACATCATGAACATGGTGTCGATCGCCAACTCCAACTGGAAAGCCGCCCCGATGCTCTTCGCCGGCACGCTACGCCGGATGCAGGGCGTCCCCGGAGAGGTGATCGCAGCCCTCAAGGGCGAACCCGTCGTCCGCACGGCCGGCAAGATCGAGTACAAGGGCGAGATGAAGTTCGGGTCGCGCCTGGCTAACCTTATCTCCGGCACGGTCCACATCCCGTTCCGCATGCTGACCGCGGCCGACATGCTGGCCTTCAAGCCCCAAGCCCAGCGGTACGCCGAGTGGTTCGCGTTCCAGAAGATGCTCCAGGACGGAGTCCCGTACCGCACCGCATGGCGCCAGGCGATCGACTCCATCCACGGCACCGCCGAGGAGCGGGCGCGGTGGCTTACCGAGGCCAACAACACCTTCCCGACCAGCAGCCCCAACAAGCGCCGCAGGGCGTTCGAGGACATCCGGCTCCGCGCCGCGTCCGAGCGAGCGCCAGAGGCCGTTGCGTTCGGACAGAAGACGGCGGCCGAGAACACCCTCAATACCATCCCGGAGAACGCCGGGTTCGGCATCTACCACCATCTGATGTCCAGCCTGCTCAACCCCAGGACCGGCACCAAGGCCCAGAAGGCTGGCATGCGACTGTTCGGGACGTGGGTAGGAATGTTCTCCAGAATCGCCACCAACATGGCTATCATGAACATGTCGTACATGCCCGGCATCGGCGCCGGGATGGCGATCAACGCCACCGACGCGACCAGGAAACGCATCCTGTGGTCCCGCCAGCGCCAGGGCCTATACGCCGCGATCGCGCTCTTCCTGATGGACAAGCTGCAGCGCCTGCCCGACGACGATGACGACGAGGAGAAGCGCCGGCAGAAGCTGATCAACCCGCCATTCGCCATCTACGGCGCCGGCCCGGTCGACACCCCCACCCGGAACGCCCTCCGCAAGCTCGGGTGGTCCCCGTACACCGTGAAGATCGGCGAGCGCTACTGGAAGTACCAGGTCGCGGCCGGCCCGCTGGCGTTCGTGTTCACGGCCATCGGTGTGGCCATGGACCACGACCGCGGGTGGAAGCTGGGCGCATCGGCCAAGACCGACGCCCTCGGCCAGAGCGCCCACGTCCTCATGGGCGTGGTCAAGGCGTTCACCGAGATGAGCTTCCTGTCCGGCGTCTCGCAGTTTTTCACCGCGATCGCCAACGCCGACCTGGGCGACAAACCGGCGAAGGCCGTGCTGGTAAGCCAGATGAACAAGCTGTTCCCGGCCTCGGCCGGCGCCCGGACGTTCAAGGAATTCGGAGACGCCAACGTCTACGAGACGGACAGCATGTACGCCGACATGGTAAAGTCCTTCCCGTTCGCCGCGGACGCGATGGGCCTGAAGCCGCGCCTCGACCTGTTCGGCGAGCCGATCACGCGCCAGGGCCACGGAGAGGGATTCTGGAAGCACGCTGCCGGCATCTTCACCACCGGCATGAAGCGCGACCCACTGGTGGAATACCTGGTGGCCAACAACGCCGTCTGGCACCCCCGCCAGCAGCCCAACGACATGCACCCTGACGACTTCTACGAGGCCACAAAGGCAAGCGGCCAGGCGCTCCGCGTGAAGCTGGAAGCGTACCGGATCAACCCAAAGAACAAGGGGAAAACCCCGGACCAGATTGAGGACGAGATCGCCGACATCGTGTCCGAGACGTGGAAGGCGGAGCGGGCCAAGTACGCCCGCACACCGGGCGCGGCCGAAGGTAGTCAGCGGATCGGGATTTGAACCAGCGAACCTCGTGGTCCAAGGCCACGCGCTCTACCAGACTGAGCTACCCGCTGTCACCTCTGAGAAATTAACCGTCACCCAGACGATGAATCATTGTTCAGCCTTTCAAACAGTGGCCCATCGCCGATTCTATCCGCAGCCATCTCGCAATAGGTTTTCGCAAGTTCAATTCCGATTCCTTCAATGCCCGCGTTCTTCGCCGCCGCAAGCGTCGTTCCTGATCCGCAAAACGGATCGAGAATGCTACGCGCTCCCGTTGTCTCAATGGCGAGTGCTGGAAGCCCGATAGGAAAACTTGCGGGATGCGGATTGTTTGATTCTGGCGGAAACCGCCACACATCACCAACCCCGCTCGCGGCCTTGTCTCGCAGACTCCAATCAGGTTTTGCCATCAAGACAATCCATTCGTGGTTTGGCACGTATGCGCCGGCCATGAAGTTGAATCCGCTGCCGCGATCCCAAACGATAATCTGGCGAACCGGAAGATGGTCGCACATTGCAAGAGGCGTGCGAAGCGAACGCTTCACGATTCGCGGCTTGTGATTGTAGAAGATCGCGCCTCGGACAATGCGCCAGCATTCGGAGAGAACGGCCCGCTGCCACTTAATATAGTCATCGTAAGGCATAGCGTCATCGTGCGTGTCGTAGCCATTCCGCAGCCTGCTTCCGCCCCACAGACTGCCCTTGTGCGCCACGCGATACCCACCCTTGTCCTCCATCCCCTCGCCGAGATTGTAAGGTGGAGAAGTGAATGCAATGTCAACGGACTCATTCGGCATCGCTCGCAGCACATCCAAACAGTCGGCGTGATAGAGCACGATTCCAGCCCGCGAAAAGAAAGGCTGAACCAATTGCTGCAAGTTATGGCTCATCCGCGCGGCGCTCCTTCGCCAAACTTGAGCGCATCGTTCGGAAGACACCACCAGATTTCGCTCTTGATGATCCTCGCCACAAGTCCGGGCTTCGGCGGCTTGATCCGCACCGGGGTCAACTCACCAGCGTCCCGCTTGTTTCGCCCGCGTGATGGGTCGCAGCGCCATAGTGCGCCCTTGGCGTCAACGCAGTAGTCGCCGTCCTCGATGTCGCCATTCCACGGGTTCCACCCAAGCGCCATCTTGCCGGGGCGCATCCTGAATTTCCGAACCAGCCCGTGGACCGTATCGGAGTCCCGGCGCGGCTCTGTGGCGGTAGCTGTCGTCATTGGCGGGCCTCCGATCCGGTCACGGCATTGTTGGGCGTTAGTCCCGCCCACTTTAGAAACTCTGTGCCCGGCGTTGTGTGACGGCCGTTCCATCGATCTCGCCAACACACCGCTCCGCCGTAAGTCGTGTCCGTCACCCAACGACTTTCTTGCTTGCCCTTCCGGCGCACAGTGATCTTGCGCCCAACAAGCGAATCGAGAGGTACGGCTCTTCGCTGGGCGCTCATCGCCGCCCCTCATTCGTAGTGTTCGACTCAGCGAGCACAGCCTGACGAAATATCTGCTCGCCAAGCAAAGGGTGAACGCAGTTTCGCAGAATCTGCGCCGGGCAGTGGTTGCTCCCGTAGTAGATGTTTTCCTCGTAGTGGATACCCAGCCAGTCTTGCAGCGCACGCTTACCTGCAACGTTGCACTGGTTGATGAAGTTCGATGGCGTCGGCACGTCCTCCGCGTCGAAGTCAAAGTTGCTCCAAAACAGATGGCGTCCGATCTGCTTCGTCGGCTGAATCAGCGGCGCGTAGTACGGCACCACGTTCTCCACAACCCAGCGGCCTTTCGCGTAGGTTCGAAGAAAGATGATCTGTTGATACAGGCTCATGTCAGGGTAGCGTTTCAGCGCGTGCCTGGTCGCCCGAGCCATCTTCGAATGCGTTTGGCACGGCGGGCTTGTCCAGATGAAGTCGAATCGGTGGTAGTTCTCAAGCAGGTAGGCGTGCGCGTCACCGACGATCACCGCGTCGGAAGGGTTCAGCCGTTGGTAGAGGGCTGCGATTCTCGGCTCAAGTTCAACCGCCGTCACGTTCACGCCCTGCCACAGCTTGCGGTTTCCGCCCACACCCGAGTACAGGTTCAGAACATTAAGAGGTCGAACAACGCAGTCCAGACTACCACCGACCCGCGACGGCTTTTGGGCAATCACGACGCACCTCCGCTGGTCGGTGGAGTCTGACCGCATGGGTTGTTGGGCGGAGGAAGCCCGCGCCTCCCCCGCCCGTGTCGGTCACTTCTCATTCCGCGCAATCGCGGCGTTGGCCCAGAACACCGACGTTTCCAGTTCCGTCAGCGCGACGGATTGCTCGCGGCTGGCGGGCGTGGTGTTCTTGATCAGGTACGCCAGTTCCTTGGCCTTCTCCCGAATAGCCACGTAGCGTTCCTGCTGCCCCGGCTTCGGGGCGTGGTACGTGAAGTTGTTCTCCAGCACTGTATCGACTTCCGGCATTGTCTCTTCTCCTTCTGGGCTGTTGCCCGTTGTTCTAATTCAGAGCCCAACCATTGGAGGCAGCTTATTCCGTCCCCGAGGCGGGGCCGGAAACGCTGCTCCTGTTGTTGGCCTCATCATCCCACGGAGATACCAACCCGACCTCGCCGCAGAAGCGAGACACTGACGGGGTCCGTCCCGCGTCGATGTGCACCAGCACGACCCGCTCCCGCGCCCGCGTCATCGCCACGTAGGCGAGCCGGCGCTCTTCCTCAAGGTCGGACCCGTTGCGCAGGCTCGGCAGTATGCCGTCGTTCATCCCGACCACGAACACGACCGGCCACTCCAACCCCTTCGCCGCGTGGATAGTGGCCAGCGTGACCGAGTTGGGATTCTCGCGCCGCAGGTCGTCCTGCACGTCCGCCATGGCAACCCAATCCAGCACGTCCCGAGGAGTCGCCAGACCGTTCAAGAACGCCGTGCCGACCAGATACTGCGCCGCATCCTTGTAGTTCCTGGACTGGTCGCGCTCCGCAGCATACTTCCCCAGCCACATGAACCCGCCGTCCCGCGACAGCGGCGACAGATCCAGCCCGAACACGTCAACCAGCGACCTGCCAGTGGCCAACGACTGCGACCGAAGCGAGATCATGGCCTCCGGCGAGATGCCCTCGGTCGCGCAGATCCCGGAGAACGAGCGGCGATCGAACGGGTTCACCGCCAGCCGCAGGTAGCACATCAGCGCCCGAAATTCGGTGGTCTTACGCAGCGACGAGAGCTTGCCGGCGCGATGGCACGGTATACCGGCCTTCACCAGCCCCTCCTCGACGTCACCCAGCACGGCGTGCGTCCGGGCCAGCACGGCGACGCCAGCAGCCCCGTGGGGGCCGCCGACGGCTTGGGACACCCAATACACCACATCGGCGACGTCGGCATCCCAGACAACCTCCAGGACGCCCGGAGTGGCCCCGCACGGCACAAGGTCTTTGGCCACCCGCACAGAGTTGTTGGCGATCAGCGCAGAGGCCGGATTGGCGATCCCAGCCCCGAACCGATAGCACCGGCAGAGCTTCACGACCTCGAACCCGCCGTCGGCCATCTTCACCATCTGGTCCGGGACCGCGCCGCGCCACCCGTACAGGGACTGGTCGTCGTCGCCGACCACGAACAAGCTGTCCGGGTCGGTCTTCTCGACCAGGCGCCAGACGATCGACCACTGGATGTTGGACGTGTCCTGCGCCTCGTCGACCAACACATGCCGCACCGTCCGCCGCCAGAACAGCAGCGTCGAGCGATCGGCCAGCACCCGCATGGCCTCGATCAGCATCGATCCGAAGGTCAGGGTGTTCTGGGACCGCAGGCGCGACAGGTAGAGGTTCCAGGCCTTCCACATGAGCAGGTGGCCGGAGTCCTCGTCGTCCTCCTCGCGCAGCGCACCCGATGAGACGTCCCCGACGAACTTCTCCCACGCGCCAGCCGTGACCTCGGACCAGCAGACCTTCCCGGCCCGCATGGCGATCAGCCCGACGTCCCGCATGGCCAGATGCATGTCCGCCTCGGCCTCGTCGTCCGAGATGATCGACAGCCAGTCCTCGGAGTAGCCCCCCACCTCGGCGCTAGCCCGGACGATGCGGAGCGCCAGGGCGTGCAGCGTGCCGATCCACACGCCGCGCCCAGCCGGGCCGATGCGCTTCCGAATCTCCTCGGCCGCGTACCGGGTGAACGTGATGGCCGTGATGTCCTCGGGCCTCGTCCCGCGCTCGATCATGCGCAGAATCCGACCCACCAGGACCGTCGTCTTGCCGGACCCGGGCACGGAGACGACCAGCGTTCTGGCCGCTTCCGTGTTCACCGCCTGCAGCTGCTCCGGGTCAAACTTCACAGCGCCACGACCTCCCAGCCATCCACCACCGGGGCAGGCTGGCCAGCGTTCACCCAGCGCATGATCACCACCTGTCCCGGGTCGTTCTTTGCGATAGCCGAAAGCGACTTCGCAAGCGTCGAATCGTCGCACTCGCCAGCCTCCACGAACAAGGTCGCGCCGACCCCGCCGAGCAGGCGGCAGATGGCCGCGTCGAACAGCACGCCCTCGCCACCGGACAGGGCGCGACGGTCCACCGGATGCTCGCCGTCGATCGCCCAGGCCAAGACCAGCTTCCCGTCCGACAGGCCCTCGGTGTCGAACACCAGCTTCCCGTGCGGCAGCAGCGCCGAGGCCACCTTCTCGGCATCGGCAGCCATGGACGCCAGCAGGCCGCGAATCTTGCCCGAAGCCACCTCCAACGCCGTCTTGGCCGCCTGCTCGTCCAGTTCGGCCTTGTCCGCAGCGATCCGAGCCGCCTCCAACTCGCCGTCGATTCCGGCGCGACGCCCGCAGGCGGACAACTCCGCCGTCAGGTCCTCCACCAGCTTCGCCGCCCCGACCCGCGCCGAGGTCGCCTCCGGCGTGACGCCCGGCCCGACGCGATCGAGCTCGGCCTCGGCCTTCGCCCAGAGCCGAACCCGCTCCTGCAGCGTGCCGGCCCGCCGCACGTTGGCCTCGATGGCGCGTTCCAGCGCCTTCACCGCCAACTCGGCCGACTCCAGGACGGCGCGGGCCTCGCGCAGCGCCACGCTGTTGTCCACCGGGTCGCCCACGACCATCGCCCCGTCGATCGCGGACACGATGTCGGCCCGTGCCGGAGCCTTCACCGCCAGGCCACGCAGCGACTGCAGAAGCGTCACCACCTCGGTACTCATCCAGGGACTGCGCCCGGGATGGGACGGCGGAACGGCCTCGACCGCACGCCGAGCAGCCTCGACGTCACGGACGGCCGTCTCGCGCTGCCTCCGCCCGGTCACCACCTCGGCCTGAACCGACTCGGCCTCGGCACGCAGAGCAGGCAGACCGGCCACCTGCGCACGAAGCTCCGTACGGCGCCGGTCGTTCTCCTTACCCTTGGCCAGATCGGCATCCAACTCCGACAGCGTCGCCCGCGCCTGCTCGAGGTCCTTGGTCACCACGTTCTGCGGCCGGGCAGCAGGCATGGCCGAAAGACGACCGGAGATCGACTCCACAGCCGCCAGCGCACCGCGCCGGGCCGTCCGCGCATCGTTGAGCTTCTCCTTGGCCTCCTTCTCGCCAGCGATCAGCTTCTCGGCACCCGGGCCGCCCAGGCGCGTCAGGATCACCTGGATGCGCTGGGCGTCCGAGAGGGACCAGAAGGCCGAGGAGTCGAACAGCACGGTATCCGGGCGACGCTTCAACGCCATCTCAACCACGCCGTCCGCCGCGTTGCCCTTCACCTCGACGGCCCCGACCTTCACCCGCTCGGAGGTCTTCCCGTCCTTGGTCAGCAACAGCCGTTTGATCACGACGCCGTCCACGTCGACCGTGCCGTCCATGTAGTCGGCGCGGGCGTTGGCCATCAGCGCCGCCCCGGTCTTCGCCAGACCGGGCACGTAGCCCAGCAGCGTCCAGTGGGCGCCGACCGACACGGTGGACTTGCCGGACCCGTTCGGGCCGACGATCAGCGTCTTGGCCCCGAGCACGACCTTCCGGTCATGCCCCCGCACGTTGGTGGTCTCGACCGAGGCGATCACGCGGCACCGCCCTTCTTCGACGCGGCCGAGAGCATGGACAGGAGCGAGGCCAGCGCCTCCTTGGGATAGGACATGAAGAACGCCTGCCTGTTCTCGATCGGCAGCGCCAGTAAGGCCGTGAAGTCGACGTCCACCTGATTGAACGCCTTCTCCACCAGCGCCCTCGGCTTCACCGTCGGCATGACGGCCAGAATCTGGCCGGCCAGATCCGCCCGCACGTCGTCCTCGGTGGGCTGCTTCTGCTCTGGCTCCGCCTCCAGCTGCGCGTCCTCGGGATCGGCCCCGACCGCCGCCTCGGCGCTCACCACCGACGGATCGGCGTGGAGGTCGTCACGACCCTCCACGACCTGGACCGCGGGCGCCTGCCCGTCGTTGGCCTGCGCCGCGCCGGTCATTTCCGCCAGCCGCTTGGCCGACATCTCGAACTGCGAGACGTCCCAGCGGATATCGCCTGAGGTCGGAATCCAAGCCAGCATCGGCACGACGGCCGAGGAACCCGGCGACTTGTGGAACTTGATGTTCGGATGGTGCTTGATCGCGTTGCGCTGGCCGAAGGTCTGCGCGATCTCCGTGGCCTTCCGCGCCCGGTTCACCATCTGGCCCATCCACTTGAGGAACTCCAGCGACCGCGTGTCCACCCAGAGCACGGTCTGCTCGTCGATCGGATACTTGGCCCATGACGTACCCGGCCGCTCCATATCGGCCGGCGCGACCACGAACGCGTTGCGGTTGCGCTCGTCCTTCGCCTTCGACAGCAGATCCACGATCTTGTAGAGCCGCAGGTCGAACACCACCGTGCGGTCGGATACGGCCGGCACGCCCGTCGGCGTGAACCCGAACGCCAGGCAACGGCAGTAGACGCTGGTCGCATTGCCCGACGAGTCCTTCACCAGATACGGGTTGGGCTGCGCCACGCCATCCACGATCACCGTGGGGGCGTTGCAGACGAACAACCCGCCCTTCGCCGCCATCTCCTTGTAACCGTCGGCCGAGACGAGGATACCGACCCCGGGCACCTCGACCAGCGTCCGCTCCTGCAAGGACAGGATGGCGTTCTGCCGGAACAACCGGGCCTCCCCGGACTTGGTCCGAATGACCGCCACCTGATCAACGCCGAGGGTCAACACCTCGGGCTTTTTCTCGACCACCGCTGCTGCTGCTGCTGTGCTCACGCTACTTCCCCCTGGTTTGTGATTTGCGCAGACCCCTGCGCAGTTGCTGCCGAACATGGGACCGGAGGACGCGCCGGCAGTAGCTGGCGGAGTCCTCGCGGGAATTGGAGATCAACTCGCGCAGGACGCGATACCACTCATCATCGACGGAGTAGATCGTGACCGTGACGCGGTCGACCAGAGTGCCGAATAGATTTGGACGGGCCATCAGAACCTCACGCTGAAGAACAGCTTGGCGATTGTCAGACCGACCACAAGTCCAAACGCCAGACCAACGACGAATCCCACCCAACCACCCGTCTCCAGCCCGGTCTCGTATGCGATGTGCTCATCCACCCCACGGTCCACATGGCTGCGGCAGTACACGCAGCGGCCGTCCGCGTCGCGCTTCCCGCCGCCGCAGGAGCAGCGCTGGACCAGCCGAGGCGCGGCACGATTTGAGATCGAGCTACCAGATTCCATCTTCGTACTCCTTCTGCAGCACGGTCAGGTTGCGGCGAATGTAGTCGGCGACCGGACACACGCGGTCAGTCTTCTTCCCCTGACCCCACAGCCAGCACAGGTACGACGCCGGCACGTCCTGCATCTGCACATTCTTGTGCTTCCCCCACGGCATGGGGTCGGTGTCCTCCAGAGGCTTCACGACGGCATCCCATACGACAGGCGCTTCGCCAGGACCAACCGGCCCGACTCGGAGATCCGGCACGTCCGGCGCGGCACCCCAGCCGCGCCGACCCGCATCTCGGCCGTCTGCACCAGCAACCCGGCCCGGAGCAGTTCCGACACCCGCGTCGCGTACTCCGAATGGAGATCCAGACCGGCACGAACCGCCGCCTCCTCGTCCATCCATGGCAGCCCGTCTGCGTAGGCGCCCAGCAACCGTGGCCTCTCCGACTCGGCCTTCGCCCGGATCAGCGACGCCGCAAAGCGCGACGTATCGCCATCCACCCGCCGCGCCTGCCCAGGTCCGGCCAGACGCGGATCGAGCGGCACAACAGCGGGCCGGATGACGGTCCCAGCCGGCGACTGCTCCACCGCAAACAAGTCCTGCTGCTGTCCACTCATACCGACACCCCCATGATAGAAGCGACCACATGCACCCAGACAGCCACGGCGATCGCAACCATGGCCTTCAACGACAGATCGAGCAACGTGGCCATCATGTCTCCACCTCGTCCCCGTGCCCGTCCAGCGCCTCACCGAGCGGAGTCTCCACATTCCGCTCCGCCTCGGCCCGAGCCGCAGCCACAAGGCGCGGGCAATCGGACGGCGGACGGCGCCCACCCGGCGACGGATCGTGGCGCCGCAGCCGATGGCAGTAGGACTTGGTCATGGCGCCGAACGGAGCCACGCCCCAGTAGTAGCACGAGTCGTTGCACTGGCCGTTCCACACCCGCGAGGCCGACAGCACCTCCTGCGCGTCGCGGACCAGGTCGTGGAACTCGTCCTCCTCCCGCTGCATCCCCCGCACGACGTGCGGCCGAACGCCGCAGTCCCACAGACGGACCAACTCGCGGACTATCTCGATGGGCTGCTTCATGATCCAACCTCCCGCTCAAGCGCGTCGCGCAGGTCCGACCAGACGGAACGCTCCTCCTCGTCGGCCGAGTGCGAGTACTGGTCATCCCACAGATCCAGCACTCGCTTGGCCGCCAACTCGACATCCACCGAGCGGGCCATGGTGGCTGCGTACTGAGCGCAGCGACCACGCGACAGCCCGTTCTCCGGAATGAACGTGACCGTGGCCACCAGCGGCCGATAACGCTCGGGAGTGCGGAGCGTCCTACCGAACTGGTCAACGAAACGGGTCCGCTCCTGCTCCTCGACCAGATACCACGTACAGGCCTCGTGCCGATGCGGTCCCTGATCATCCACGATGATCAACCGCTTCACGGCACCACCCCATCCCGAGGGCCGGGCGCGAAGTCGGTGAACACCCCGCAGGAGTGCCGAAGCTGGTCCAGACGCCCGTCGGAGTCGTAGTAGAACAGGAGCACTCCCTCCCGGATCAACCCCTTCACCCACAGATCGTCCACGACCGCCTCGGCGTCGTTCGTGACCGAGCAGTCCCGCTGCCCGCCCACGTCCCGGATCACCAGCGACCGCGCCGTTCGCTGCTCGACGATGTACTTGGCCCGGATCATGACGCCACCGCCCGCGCCGCCACGATCTTCGCAGCGATCGCCCGAGCGACCTTGAATTTCGACCCGTCCGACAACCTCTCCATGATGAACGGCATCTTGTACGAACTGGCCGCTATGCCCACCAGACGGTGGGGCTGGCCCTGCACCTGCACGACCGCCCCGAAATCGGACGGAACCAGATCCCATAGGGCGCAGTACTCGGCGAACTCGCGCTGGGCGCGATCGGCCTCCGAGAACTCCAACTTGGCCGTGAAGGCACCGACTCCGAGCGACCCACCGTGGTAGGCGACGGTCAGCCCGTGCTTCTCTGCGATGGCCTTGAGCGCCGCCTCGCACTCGTGGCCCAGCGCACGGCAGAACGTCTTGTCCGAGAGCCGGTTCACGCGACCACCGTGGGCTGGCTGGGCGTGACGGCGCGGAACGTGGCGGGCGCGGTCTTCTCGACCAGCCCCTTGCGCTCGGCCACCAGCAGGTGGGCCGCGAGCGTGGCCTGCGGAGTCTTGCCCGTGGTCTCGAACCCGGACGCCAGCACGGCCTCCGTCAGGTCCTTAACGTGGCGCGGCTGACCGTCGGTCAGCAGGATCGCCAGAGCGCGACCGAGCATGGACTCCTGCCGCACGCCACCGCGCTTTGACTTCGGCTTCTCGACCGGATCGGCAACCACCGGCACGACCGGGACAACTGGGGCGACCGGCGTATGCTCCAGGACCCGGGACACCGTGGCCGGATACTCGCGGCCCGAGGCCGACCGGATACGGAACGAACCGAACTCGTTTGGAGCCACGATCACCAGACCACGCGCCTTCGCGCCGCCGTTCTTGATGACCACCGCGTCGCCGACCTGAATCTTAACCGCATTCTTCATCGCATCCTCCGTGGGCTGTTGCCCGGTTGAACTCTCACGCTGGTGAGAAGGTCGCTTACCCTCCGGATTCATGCAACAGAAAGTTGCAAAGAAATGGAAAATAATGCAGTCCGATTCTTGTGACGATTGGCACGCGGTAAGCATAAAAGCAGCATGCATGCCACGAACGAGCGAAGAAAAACGAAAGATTCTGTCGACACGCGACGGTCGCTTCTGCCATCCATAGCACCAGCCGACCGGAACAGGACGGCACGCGGATAGCGCCGCGAGAGAGGACTAGCACATGAGCAGCACGAATAACGACGGTGGCCGGCCCGAGGAACCGCGAGTCAGATCGGGTCCTCCGACTCCGAAAAGCCTCACGCTACCGGGACCAGAGGCCGGCCCCGTCCGACCCCACGACCACGACGCCGACGGACACGACCGCGTCCGCTACGCGGCGACCAGGCTGCACGGCGACTACGCCTGCAGCGCGTCGATCTCCAGGAGCCGCTGGTAATGCCCAGCCGCCTGATCAGGGAAGGCATCATCGAGTCTACGCGGGTCAACCGACTCAGCGGACCAGCCGAGTTGTTCTACCGCCGCCTGATGAACCGCGCCGACGACTACGGCCGATTCCACGCCAACCCAGCGCTCCTCCGAGCAAGCCTCTTCCCGCTGCAGCTGGACCGGTACAGCGAGTCCGATGTAAAGCAGATGTTAAGCGAATGCACAGCACCCGCTCCGCACCCGCTGATCATCATCTACGACGGCGGGAAGCACCTGCAGATCATGAACTTCAAGCAGCAGACGCGCTCGCCGAGCAAATTCCCGGAACCATCACAGGATGAACTGCTTATCAAATGCGAAGCGAATGCTACGCAACCGACTAATCCAATGTGCTCGGAGTCGGAGTCGGAGTCGAAGGCGGAGTCGAAGGCGTTAGCTCCTCCATACGCAGCAATCCTGAAATCGATCCCTGAAGCGGTCCAGAAGCCGACATACGAGCAGGTCATGATCTGGGCCAGGGCCTACGGGTTCACCGACCTAATCCAACAGGTCAACGGCGCCACCCTGGCCGAGCACATCGCGGCCGACGCGAAGGCCACGCCGACGCTCAAGTGGACCCAACAGGGCGCGAAGGTCATCAAGTACGCGATCGCCGACGCAGCCAGCATCCACGAACGGTCGACGACGGGAACACCCATACGCTCGACCCCGGCATGGCAGAAGCTCAAGGTCCTGCAGGACCAACTGCGAGCGCTGAACGGCAAAACGAACCATCCTACCGATGCTGACATGGCGAAGAAGAAAGAACTGCGCCAGCAGATCCAGACGCTCGAAGACGAGATCGCCAAAGGCTGAACATGACGACCCCGGAACAGGAACTCACCGAGGCACTGGCCAGCGCCTGCCTCCGCGCCCGCGACCGCGGCATGCGGTACGACGCGATCCTGTCGGCCCTGCGCACGATGGACGCCCGACTCCGGGTCGCCCATCGAGCCGCCGAGCACATCCACGCCACCAGGCACGACCGCGCCCAGCACGCGGCGATCAAGCCGATGAGGCGACTGGTCGAAACGATCATGCAGACACAATCTCCGGCCCAGCAGGCCGGATAGGAGGACCGAATGAAGACAGATGAAAAGACGGTTAAGACAGGACAGACAATCGTGGACGTGATTGGAGGCCACGACCGCGGACGCACCGCGCATGCGCTGTCGCAGAAGTTGGTTGAACTGGTCACGGCCGTCCGTGAGCACAAGCGCAGCGGGTCGTTGACGATCCGCCTCGACCTGGAACTTGTGAAGGACGACCCGAACCGGCTCTATGTCATCGTGGACTCGACGCTCAAGGCGCCGCAGCCCCAGCCCCCGTGCGACTTCCGCTACTCGGACGACGACGGGAATCTGCACGAACGCGACCCCCGCCAGATGGAACTGCTGTAACCGCAACGCAACCAGACCAAGGAGAAACGGAAAATGAAACAGCCCGAAGTAAAGACGCTCGACCTGCTAACCGCGCTCATCGCGCTCGCAGGCCACGGCCCCAGCCCGATCTCGATTGGGATGCCGTCCGACAACCTGATCAGCGTGCGCGGCGATCAGCGCACGATCCTGCTGCCGGCCGACCGCACCAAGCCCAAGCGGGTCCAGGCGCTGGTGAACTTCCGCGACGCCAAGGACTTCGCGGACTACATCAACGAGCACAAGCTGGATGCGTACACCCGCATCTTCCTCGACACGTCCGACCCGCGGAACAAGGGCGTGACGGCCACGGCCATCATGGACTACCACGGCCCGCAGGGGTCGAACGCGAATGGCGGGTTCTGCCTGCACCGCGCCGTCCTGCTGGCCCCGCTCCACAGCGACCTGCTCGCGTGGATCGGACTGGTAGGCAAACCGCAGGGACAGGAGGAGTTTGCGCTTTTCATCGAGGACCACGCCGGCAGCGTGGCCAAGCCGTCCCCGGCGAACCTGATCAAGGTGGCGCTGGACCTGCAAGGCAGCCTTACCGGGACGTACACGGCCAAGGTGGACCTGGACCGGGCCAACGCCACGCTGCACTACGAGGCCGAGCAGGGCACGGGTGAAGTCGAGGTCCCGCGCCAGATCGACCTCTACACGCCGATGTTCGACGGCGGTAGCAACGAGACGTTCACGGTCAACCTGGCCATGAAGGTCAACAGCGGGCGCCCGGCCTTTACCGTTCGCATGCCCGGCCTGCTGCCGAAGCTGCGTGACGCGGCCCGCCACCTCCGCGACCTGCTGGCCGAGAAGACCGGCCTGCCCGTCTACGAGGCGAGCGTGCCGACCGGCATGGAGATCCCGAGCGAGAAGCCCGTGGTCATCGCCGAGCCGAAGTACCAGGACGCGGCCCACACCCACGTCTCCACGTCCCGCTAACTAACAACACCGGGGCCGTCGTCCAACCCGCACGGCCCACCACCCACAGCACATGAACATCAACATCGTCACACTCGGCGGGAACCTGACCCGCGACCCGGAAGTCCGCAACACGCCCGGAGGCGTGCCCGTGGCCGACCTCGGCCTCGCCATCAACGACAGCTACAAGAACAAGGCCGGCGAACTGGTCAAGGTGACCTGCTTCGTCGACGTCCAGGTCTGGGGCAAGACGGCGGAGAACTGCGGCCAGTACCTGCGCAAGGGCAGCCAGATCGTGGTAGAGGGCAAGCTGCAGTTGGACGAGTGGGAAAAGGATGGCCAGAAGCGGAGCAAGATCCGCGTCCGCGCCGACCGCGTCCACTTCGTCGGCGCCCGCGCCACCTCCAGCGGCACGCCGGCCCAGCCCACCTCGGCCAGCGCGAGCAGCACCCATCCACCGCCCGACGACGATCTGGCGTTCTAGAGGCACACCATGAAGATCATCAACGGCGAACCGTACATGAGCAAGGACGAGGCCATCCGGCACCTCGCAGACACGACCGAGGCCATGCAGAAGACCCGCACCCAGCTGCGCCAGGCGCAAGAGGACTGCGTCCACCTCGCGCAGTACAGCGGCCACCTGGAGCAGCTGCTGGCCGCGATCAAGCAGGACGCGGAGACGTGCATGCCCGGCGTGCTGCACCACGTCCTTACGCCGGCCCGGGTTAAGGCCGCGCTCGGCCGGATCGCCCAGGCCGCCGCGCCGATCCAGCCGCCACAGACAGCCCCGCTCGCGCTGCTGCCCAACAATACCGAGGGCGAGCCGTCGTGAAGCGGTCCCCGCTCAAGCGAAAGACCCCACTGGCCCGCGGCGGGTCGCTCAAGCGGTCGGCCATGAAGCGCCAACCCATGAAGCGATACCGGAAACCGTCCTCCGTGGCCAAGGCCGACGCGCTGGCATCGGCCATCGTTCACGCCCGCGGTATCTGCGCTCTGGCCCACAAGGGTGCGCCGCATATTAACGCCTGCGGTGGTCGGTTGGAGCAGCATCATGCCCTAGGGCGAGGCAAGGGATTCCGCTGGCGCACCGAATCCCACCTGCTGCTGTGCGCGTGGCACCACCGGAACAGCCCCCACATGTCCGCCCACGGCGCCCCCAAGGCGTTCTCCTTCTGGCTGAACAACACCCACCCGGAGATCGCCGCCATGCCCAACGTGCCGGAGACGGCAGAGCAGGCGGTGGAGAGGATGACCGCAGCCAAGGCGCGGCTAAACGCGAGTGCGACGTGAATTACTACAACGAGTTCGACCCCAAGGCCGCCGCCTGGCTGCGCGAACTGATCCGCGCAGGGCACATACCGGCTGGCGAGGTTGACGAGAGGAGCATTGCCGATGTTCGACCAGATGACCTTCGCGGCTATCGACACTGCCATTTCTTCGCCGGGATCGGAGGCTGGGCAGAAGCCCTGCGGCTCGCCAACTGGCCAGACGACGTGCCCGTCTGGACTGGCTCCTGTCCCTGCCAGCCGTTCAGCGTCGCCGGGAAAGGACTTGGGACGGCAGACGAGCGGCACCTGTGGCCAGTGTTCGCCAGCCTCATCCGCGAGTGTCGCCCTGCAATCGCGTTTGGCGAGCAGGTTGCAAGCCGCGCTGGGCGTGACTGGCTCGCCGGAGTACGCGCTGACCTGGAAGGAATGGGGTATGCCGTCGGGGCCGCCGATCTGTGCGCTGCGGGCGTCGGCGCGCCGCACATCAGGCAGCGGCTTTACTGGGTGGCCCACGCCGCAGGTTCACGACATCACGGGGCGCTCGCAGGGCCAGAAGGAGAAGCATGGGACCAAGCATGGGTGCGCCTGCCTGGTGAGAACGGCGGAACTGGCCGGCTGGCCGACGTGCCGAGCGGAGGACAGCGAATCGACGGGGGCGCACAACGGCAAGCCGGACACGCTGACCAGTGCGGCACGGCTGGCGGGATGGGCCACGCCGACGACCAGGGACCACAAGAGCGGTGCGAGCGACCTGACCAATTCGCTGACGCGGAAGGACGGAAAGCCGCGCAACGACCTGCTGGACTATCAGGCATTTATGGCCACTGGTCCGACTTCGACATCATCCCCTGCCGCGACGGAAAAGCGCGGCGCGTTGAATCCGGCTCATTCCCGTTGGCTCATGGGGTACCGGCCCGCGTGGTGCGACTGCGCGGTTACGGCAATGCAATCGTTCCAGAGGCGGCCGCGGCGTTCATCCGCGCCAGCCGGGAAGCCGTGATCCTAGCGTCCATCGACCAGCGGGGCGGGCGATGAAGCCCATCCCCCTGCACAAGCTCGGAGCCGCCGTGCTGGCCGCCAACGCGCACCTGCTCAACCCGCCGCCACCGCCCAACCGCGTCGCGATCTGCGCCCCAGGCTACGGGCCGGCATTCACCAATATCATCGCCGGCCAGATCCCGGCCCAAGCGCCGAATAAGTCCCGCAAGCCGCGCCAGCCGACCAAGACGGAATCCGCGGCCCGCGAGTTCCTGCTGCGCACCGGCCTGTACCGCGAGGTCCGATGGAACTGCATGGCGCTCATCCTGGCCAACGGGCACAGGTACACCCCGGATTTCGTTGGCATCCGCCAAGACGACCCGACGGCGCTAACCGTCTTCGAGGTCAAGGGCACCTACCGCCTCTGCAGCCTCCAGCGCAGCCGCCTGGCCTTCGACCAGGCCCGCATCGAGTGGCCGATGTTCACCTTCGCATGGATGGAGCGGCAGAAGGATGGAACGTGGAGGCTTGGCTGACCCATGCCAATACGCCCCGAGATGCAGCACCGCTACCCTGCCGACTGGAAGCTGCGCAGCCGCTTCGTCCGCTTCTACCGGGCACGCAACCGCTGCGAATGGTGCGGTATCCCGAACGGTGCGTACCGGAACACGGTCACAGGGGAATGGACCCGCAACCCACAGCAGGCCGAGACGTGGGCCGTGCTGGACCGGCAGCGCGTGGCTCGAGTCGTCCTGACCGTCGCCCACCTGCACGACGACCGACCGGAGGCCGCGTCGTTGGACAACCTCGCAGCCCTCTGCCAGAAGTGCCACAACGGCCACGACGCGAAGGCCCGCCGCGCCGGCACCCGCGCCAGGCGCGAGGCCGCCCAGATGGACTTGTTCCCGACCCCCACCCCACCAGAGAAGCCAAGGAGATACCTGCCGTGACCAAGCCCAAATGGACTCCTGAGCAGCGGGCAGAGATCAACGCGAAACGTGGCCGCGAACTGGTCGAGTACCGCAGATTGCACCCGGAATCCAACGAGCAGCGTCAGCGCCGGGTAGCCGCGATGAAGGCATACTGGCAATCACTCCCAGAAGATCAGAAGCAAAAGCTCAAGGACAAGCTGCGGGCCGGCGTGAAGGCCGCCTACCAGAACGACCCGACCTACCGCCAGCGAATAGCCGAGAAGGCCCGCATCCAGCACGCCGAGGGACGATCCGACCCAGGCGAAATGACGGAGGAACGCCGCCGCAAGATATCCGAGGCCCAGAAGGGGTATCGCCAGCCACACCTGACCGACGACGTCTGCAGCGCCGCGGGCCGGAAGTGCCACGAACTGCACCGCGACGACCCGGAGTACCTGAAGCCACTCATGGCGGCCAAGGACAAGGCCATCGCCGGCAGCATCGCGGAGATGAAGACCAACCCGAAGCGAGGCCGGTTCGTCACCAACATCCACGCACGTGAATGGCACGTCCGGGACCCCCGCGGCATCCCGCACCACTTCGTAAACCTGCGCCACTTCATCCGGGAAAACCCGCACCTGTTCACCTCCGAGCAACTGCGCAAGACCAGCCCCAGAGACAAGGAGCGGACCCCGATCGATGGTGGGTTCCAGAGCCTGCGCCCGACCAAACGACGCCCATCCGGGTCGTGGTTCGGATGGACCTGGATTCACTCGGCCGCCCCGCCAATGGACCCGCTCGACCCGCTCGCCAGAAACACAAAGGAACTCCCGTGAACTATACCCTGACCTACCGCCGCCCGAGCGACAAGCAGCCCATGGTGCTCGACACCGAGGCCCACAGCCTAGTCGAGGCCGAGAACGCCTTCCTCCTGCTGCACGGCATCCTGCGCCCGCACTGGTGCTTCATCCGCCTCCCGAACGGCACCCACCACGACTACGAGCAGGGCATCTCGCCGGCCCCTCGGGATTGACAACGGCCCGCCATGGGACTACCTCTCCCCACGGACATACCTCCCACAGAGGCGTCTCATGGCAGACCACACCACAACAGCGCAGACCGACGCCCTCAACCGGGCCATCGCTGTTCTGGGCGAGCACTTCGACAACGTGCTCATCCTGGCCAACACCAACACGGTCGATCGAGAAGGCGAGAACTCCACCCGCTACGCCGTCCGCAGCCAGGGCAACCACTTCGCCCACCGCGGCCACGCCGAGGCATGGCTCTCGGCCGAGCGAGCAAAGTACGTCCGACTCTGCGTGGAGCCATCGTGAAGCCCGACGACCCCACCAAGCCACTCCCCCGCCCCCAGGACGAGGCGTATGCCGTCCTGCTGGCCAAGGGCGATAAGCCGCAGATCAAGTGCTTCCTCGAAATCTGGCCCCATGCGGCCAAGTGGAAGGCCGACGCCCAGCACACCAAGGCGTCTCATAGGGCGGACAAGGTTTGGGCCAGAGTTGAACATTTGCGAAAGAAGGCCGAGGACCAGGCCGTGGCCGACATCCGGGAGCGTCGCCTGATCTGCACCCGCATCATGCGCGAGATCGGCAACCAGGACCCGGCCGACTACATCGAAGGCGGAGCCGACGGGGCGTACATCACGTTCGGCAAGGAGTCGCCAAACCGCCTGGCCGTGCAGAGCCTCAAGAGCCGCACGATCATGATTGGCGAGGGAGACGGCGCCAAGCAGGCCGTGATCACGGAGATCCGCCTCCGGCCCACCAGCGAGGCCCTGGCCGCGATCGACATCCTGAACAAGCTGGACGGGGCGTACCGGGACAAGCCCACCGAGGACCTGACCAACACGCTCGGACGTCTGATCGACACGATGTCAGAGCAGGCGTTCGGACCACCGCACCTGCAGGGGAAGTGAGAAAGCCATGACTTTGCCAGGAGACGCCGTGCCGCCACCCGGGCCGCTGGTCCGCGGCCGGATAGACCTTCCACCACCAGCCCTGCTCGCCCGAGGCCTGATGCGCGATGTGTGCCAGGTAAGGGTCCAGTACACCCGCGAGGAGATTATCTCCGAGGCGCGAGCCTACATGGTCAGGACGTTCGGAAAGCCCAACGAGTGCGGAGACAAGGACGCATGGTGCCAGCGGTTTGGCCTGCTAGTGGACTTCCTGAGCGAGCGGTTCCCGCCGCAGGATGGTGCAACGTGAGGTGCCGCCTGTTCGAGTGGGCCATGCGCCGCGCCGGAGTCCAATGGGGCGACCGCTTGCCGAGGTGGGCGCGGGTTCTTCGCATGCTGCTGTTTCCGTCGCTCATCCGGCTCTGGATCGGGTCAGGCTTCTACGACGCGGCCACCGACACGATCAACATCCGAGGCGTGAAGCTGTCCGTGCATGGGCTCGAAATCATGTTCGGGCAACCGTCTAGTCCCGGCCACTGGTTCCGCGTCCAGAGCGTGACGAACGGCCGTCCGACCATCGAGTGCCGCGTGGACGGATACGTGTCCGACCGAGGCCCCACCCCATGAAATGGCGCAGGCTCAGGCCCGGACGGAAGGCGCTGGCGAGGCGGTTTCTGGCCGCGCATCGCTCCGTGCTCAGGCGGGCCACCGAGGCGCTTGTAACCCCCGCCCTGCGCACCGGACAGATCGGCAGCATCATCGGCACCAGTTTCTACACCACGCCGATAATGGCCGTCATGGACCGCCGCCAGTGGCGCCGCTACGAGCGGAAGCGCAAGAGGGCCGGCCTGTGAAGCGAGTCCGCCCGTTCCTGCTCTACCACTGGTCTCCGGTCTCGCGCCGGAAGTCCATCCAGCGGCACGGCCTGTGTCCTGGCAAGAAGTCTCGGGACGGATCGTGGCGCCCGCCGTACCTGTGCTTCTCCCGCTTTCCCACCGTCGCCTGGGGCGTGTCGGCCACGCACAGCGGGAAGCGAGGCCGCTGGGATCTGTGGTGCGTCTGGTCGCATCAGGTGGGCGAGTACATGACGCGGAACGTGAACGGCAAATGGTGGACCCGCGAGTACCGATCATTCCAGCGCGTGCCCATGTCGGCGCTCTGGCTGGTCGGGTCGAGAGACTTCACGCCGCGCAAGAAGCCACGCCGGAAGACCCCATGACCATCGAGGTAGACCCGCGCATAGCCGAGCACCTGCGCGACCCGATGTGGCGCCTGTCGAACCTCTACTGGATCGTGGACCAGAACAAGAGGCGGGTCCGATTCCGTCCGAACGAGGCCCAGCGCCAACTGCTGGCCGAGATGTGGTTCCGCAACATCATCCCCAAGTCCCGCCAGCACGGCGTTACCACGCTGGCCTGTATCTGGTCCCTCGACCAGTGCCTCTTCGTCTCCAACATCCGGGCCGGCATCATCGCCCACAACGAGGACGACGCCGAGGTGATCTTCCGGGACAAGGTCAAGTACCCCTACGACCAACTGCCGGACGACCTCCGCGCCTGCCGGCCCACCAAGACCGACCGGAAGCGCGAGATGCTGTTCAACAACAACAGCAGCATCCGGGTCGTCCCGTCCGGCCGCTCTGGCACGTACAACATCCTCCACGTCTCCGAGTTCGGCCGCATCTGCCTGAAGCACCCGGAACACGCCGACGAGATCGTGGCCGGCGCCCTGGAGGCGGTGCACGCCGGCAACTTCGTCTTCATCGAGAGCACCGCCCACGGGCGCCAGGGGAAGTTCTTCGAGATGTGCGAGGAGGCCCGGAACCTGCAGATCGCCAAGAAGCCGCTGACCAAACTGGACTTCAAACTGCACTTCTTCCCATGGTGGATGAAGCCGAGCAACACGCTGGACGACCAAGCCGCGGTCATCAACTCGCGGGTGAACGAGTACCTCAACGCGCTGCAGGTGAAGATCGGGCGGACCCTGACCAGCGGCCAGCGGACGTGGTACGCGAAGAAGGAAGCGGACCTCCAGGACCAGATGAAGTCCGAGCACCCGAGCACCTACGAGGAGTGCTTCGAGAAGTCGATCGAAGGCGCGTATTACGCCACGCAGTTCCGGGCCATGCGCGAGAAGCACCAGATCACCGCCGTGCCGCACTTCGACGGCGTGCTGGTGGATACCTGGTGGGACCTTGGCTTCAACGACATGAACACCATCTGGTTCACCCAGACGATGGGCCGCGAGATCCACGTGATCGACTACTACGAGAACTGCGGCGAGGGCCTGTCGCACTACAAGGACGTCCTGGACAAGCGGGGCTACCGCTACGGCACCCACACCGCCCCCCACGACATCGAGGTCCACGAACTGAGCACCGGCACCACCCGCCTCCACGCCGCGAAGGCGCTCGGCCTGTTCTTCCGTGTCGCCCCGAAGATGGACATCATGGACGGCATCGAGGCGGCCCGGAAGCTGATGTCCATCTGCTGGTTCGACGAGTCGAGGTGCTCGACCGGCCTGGAGCACCTGGAGAACTACCGCAAGGAGTGGGACGACCACCTCGGCACGTTCAAGAACCGCCCGCT